GCAAAACTCCAAGCCCCAGTAGTAGTCCGAGCAGAGTTGTTAACGGGAGCACCCTCGGGACGCAGATCAGAAATATCAAGCCCAACGCCACAACGACGTTTAAACAAGTTAGCAAGGTCTTTGCCAGCGTCCATAATGGACGAAACACTATCCTGTGGATTGTCGACAACCACACAGTTAGATAAAGATACATTAACATAATCATTTCCTATTCCCATCATCGGAGAGCCCTGCGGGACAACGTACTTAAAATCCTTTAGGTAAGAATAAATCTCTTTTTCTGTAAGGTGTGGGCCTGCTCGATGAGCATAAGTGCTACCAGCTATAGGTCCTTTGCGCTCAGACTCAAACTTCTTTTCAATTTTAGCAAACTCTTTAGCAATACGCTTATGCATGTCGTCCGGGGTTCTTTCCATAAAGTTTCCCTTTTTATCACGCAAACAATATTTTGTCATAAAGACATTCGTTGCCAGCTCATCTCCACCAAAGTATTCAAGAGTGGCTTCTCTTACTACGCTTTCCTCAAACATGATCACCCTCCACTATTCTTTTTAAATTTCTTATACTTCTCAACCAAATTTTCTTTTTGTTTCTTCACGCTTACTTCCACGAGTTCATCTTCCTCGGAAGGTTCAAGCACCTTGATACATACATTAGACGTATCCATGAACAGCGGGAAGATTATGCCGTCTGGACCATTGCGGTTTTTGGCCACGAAAAGACGCCCACTATTGGCGACCTTATCTTCGATCGTTCTTGAAATACTAAAGATAAAATCTGCCACGAAACATTTGTTAAATGCCTCGGAGATTGACTCCATCGTAATAACTTCTGCGTTAAGTCCAGACCGATTGGTCTGGGATGCTGTCCACACTGGGGCCTCGTACTCTGCTGCAATACCACGCAGCTCTTCATAAATAGATTCCAGTTCGGTTCTCTTCTCTTTAAGATAACGAACAGGGCGCAATAGATCTCCATAATCAATGATTATCATATCCACTTCTATGTTCCGCATGCGCAATTTTTCTAAATGATTCCGGACGGTTTGGGTGCTTGCAGTTTTGGTCGGGTACTCCTTCACAATTAATTGGCCAGGGACATCACTAACCTCTTCAAAAATCTTTTCTTTAAAAGAGGACAATGACTCAAGGGGAATCTTAGTGAGACACGAATCATACCGCGAAGCTACCACAGTATCCTGAAGTTCCAGAGTATAGTGTACTACCGTCTTCCCCTCCTTAAGGGCTTGTGTTCCCAGATGAACGAGTGCCATGGACTTTCCAGCCCCCGTCGGAGCGATTACTACTCCCAACTCCTTCTGGCCTAGGCCTCCTTTGCACACGGCATCGATCAATTCCCAGCCGGTAGTGACGGGATTGCGGAATCGAGGTTTAAATCGTTCCTCAAAGTCGCGCTTATAATCATACCCCGTATCATTATCGACTCCAAGCTTGAGAGAGTCATTAATAACCTGAGAAATCTCATCGAAAGAAGAGTTCTGGAGTAACCCAATAGATTTAACCATCGCGGACTTGAGGTTTTGTTTCTTGCAAAAGTCCAAGGCTGTGTCTTTAATGTACTTTAAATCTGTGGGGTCCGACACCTGGCTTCTCACGTAATACTCGCGTACCTGTTTGACTGTGAGTTCATTCTCACTATCCAACTCGGAACGTAAGATAGTCTTCATGATGTCCCGCGAGGGATGCACCTCATACTTCTTGCGATAAGCAAATACCTTATTCAAAAATAGTTTTAAATAATTTAACTCCAAAAAACCAACATCCAAGACTTCTTCAATCTGGTCTGCAAATGCACGGTCATCCAGAATCACCATGCACAACTTCTCTTGAAAAGATTTCCCGTATTTAGAGAAAGTAACGCCTTCTTTATTAAAATCCACTGCTTCCCTCACGTTCTTATCCTATCAATTTTTAAGCGCTTTGTCAAGACAAATGCGGTTCATTGTTGCGTGTAAATCGTCCCAATTAAATACCCCAAAGCCGTCTTGGTTCATCATACGAATAATCTCAGTTTTGTTGTAGTCGTATTCAAAATTTTCTAGGGTGTAATGCACTTTGTCTCGGCACTGCAATGAGAGCGATGGGGCGTATAATTGCATCAACTTGTAGTTCTCTATAATTACATCTCTGTGGTCCAAAACGTTGATGAAAAACTTGGCTTTGGAGTCGGTCTCCACACAGAAATCGAAAATCTCCTGCAATGTCGCATCTTTATCTTCTCTCAAAAATTTAAAGTTTTTTGAAATACTTTTTAGGCCTGCGCGAGGAACTCCCCTCAGGTTGTCCGAAGGGTCGCCAGCAATGGCCCGCGCTACCGCAAAATTCCTAGGGTGAATATCAAAATCTTCTACAATGTTTAGCTTGTTATGCACCTTCTTTTGAATCGGGCGAAACAAAACTGTTTCGTCATCACACAGTTGGAGGAAATCCTTATCACTGGAGATGATGACCTTCTGCCAACCTCGAAAGTGTTGTAGCTGGGTGGCGTAGGCAATCACATCGTCTGCTTCTACCTCGTCAAACCTCAATTGAATGACGGGAAGCTCATTGAGATACTCCATCAAGCGCAACTGTTGCCATGCCATGTTAGCCTGTTGTTGTTCCTGAGTCAAATCAGTCTGCCTATTGACCCGAATAGGCTTGCGCCCCTCTTTGTAATTCTTATTTTGCTCTCGCCTCTTACGGCTTCCGCCCGGGCCATCCCAGATGATCATCACCGTGTCCGGCTTGATGTCGCGGCAGAGCTTCTGTAAGATGCCTAGGAAGCCTTTTAAGCCACCGATGGGCTGTCCGTGAGTAGACAGGCTTGGGTTGACGATAAACGCCCTGAAGTAGGCGTTGAGAGCGTCAACGATCATAACTCGTTTCATGTGTATCCCCTAACACTATAGAGTATACGTTATACGGGGCTGGATGTCAAGCCTTCTTTTTACTTTGTTTCCAGTCGAGCCAGAAGCCGGCTGCCACCATCAGATGCATTAGGATGGATGCACCGTACTCCACTGCGGCATGATAGTTGACAAAGTGCAAATGCACATGGCCCAAAACCCAAAAAGGTATAGCCATTTGCTGACTATACCAGATTAGGAAGAACTTGATGAACTCTTTCATTCTTTATCTACGTCGTAGAAATCTGCCGCGTTACCTTCGCGTACATCGAACTTACGAATGATCTCTTCATCCATGATCTCGAACACTCGGTTCCTGAACTTCTCATCTTGAAGTTTAGAAACCCAATGAGCACTCTGGAACTTCTCTTCTTTTCCGTCCTTATGGACCAGCGCAAACCAGGCGCCTGCTTGCTTTAGATTGTCCGAGCCCTTGATGGCCTCCAACCAACTCTCTTGGTCTTGGATACCAACGTCGTCGGTGCCCCATAGGATCTTGAACGCACAGTTGCGTCCCTGTGTGCCGAAGCGAGACTTCTCCAGTTTAACCTTCACCTCGGAACCGATGCGGAAACCACTCTCATCCTCGATGAAAGCAGACTTCGCCTTACGCCCCGTCAGCCAGATGCGCAGAGAATACACATAGTGCATAGCCTTGCCGCCTGGAGTTATAAAGGGTGTCGTCATTGCGACGATCCGTGCGTTCGGTCCCTGCGGAATATTGGTCTTTAACTGGTTAAGAACCAGGAAGGCAGACCTCGTATTCGCAATGGGGATGGTTAGTTTAGACATTCCCTTTGAGAGAATGCGCGCCTTCATTGCCATCGTGGATTGGGGATTGAAGTCCCCCTCCACATCAGAGACGGTAGGAGTCAGAGCCAACGAATCCCAGATAAACAGAGTTCTTTCGGCGCCTGATTTCAAGACGCTTTCCACTGTTTCTAAAACGTGTTCCACCGATTGGGCCTGGACATAGATCAGATCATCTAGATTACATCCGGTTCGTTCCAGGAATCCTGGGTCAATCGCTGACTCTGAATCCATATATACCACCGTCATGCCCATCTTCTGGGCATTGGCTGCACACTGTGCGGCCATGAAAGACTTGCCGGTTGATTCAAGACCTGCAATCTCCGTGAACTTGCCAACTGGTATGCCGGCAAGTTGTCCGCGACAGACAATAGAATCCAACCACCGCGAGCCGGTGGGGATCCATTCTTTTACCTCTGTAGGATTTGCTTCCTTCAGATTGTGGGCGACATTCACGCCCGATGTTTTATTGATTAAAGACCGTAGGCCGTCGATTGAAATCTTGCCTGCTTTGGATTTACTCTTTGCCACTTTGTGCTCCCTCTATTATCTCAACCCTAAGTTCATCTATTTCTCTGCATACCCTATCTATACACATTTGGAGGTGTGCGATGTCAGTATACAATCGCCACATTATCCAAACTATGCTAAACCCCATTATAAAAATCAATAAACCCATGTCTAAATTTCTTGTTCCGTAACTATCAGCGAACCTTCGTTGACTAGCCGCTCATAGTGTGTATGATACCCCAACAATGTCACGGTGTCAACCACTATTTTTCTCATCGCATTGGATTTACCGGTGATAATACGTACGGGCAACTCGTGGTTGTAAATAAAACTATGCACGCTCTGTTGCACACGTTCGTATGTCTCACCATGTAAATCCAAAGTATCCATTTACTTAAGTGTCAGGGTACCGGCGCTGGTCTCAACTGTGAGATCAAACACGCTAAGCGCGCTGTCGACAAACTCTGTACCATTGCGCTCAGCCTGGGCGAACAGGTCACCCGCACGACAACGAACCGTCACCGAGATGTCGCAGCGGCCACGCTTGTAGTCATACTGCTGCGTGGAATATTCCAAGTCATATTCGTTATCATAAATGGTTTCAGTCAAAACTCCTTGAATGAAGTCTTCAAAAAACCCATCGCGCTCGTACTCTTCGAGTGCACCGTTATCGCGCATCTGAGTGAGGATGTCGCTTCCCTTCTCAGCAGAGCCCCACTGAGAGTATACCGGAATGCCGGATGCCAGCAGCCCTGCGAACCATTGAGCCGTGTCGGTTTCGGCTGCCGTTTCCTCAACGTGGCTTTCGTTGATGTGCCACACATCTGCTCCCTCGGTGTAGCTCACACTAACCAGTGCATCCTCACCAACATTAAGATCTTGGAGCTTCTCAACAATATTATTACTCATTTTAAATCCCTTCTTGTAGTGTAATAAATTGAGGCATCTGTATCCCCATGCCTCCCTGCGGCTGTCAGAGTTTAACCCGAATTTTTAGTCTCTTGGACCTCAACACGGAGTTCCTGCGCTAGCGTCTTTACTTCCTGCATGGTCTTACGAACACGCGTGCCAGCGGCGTTGTTGCCGTTGGTGAAGAACTTATCATGATCATCCCGAGTTTCCTCAAGTAGCGTAATCAGTTGTTCTAGACGATTAGTTTCAGTAGTCATAACTCTTCCTTTCTATGTGAGGCACCTGATAACCCTGTGCCTCCCTGTGGGGGGGATAATTAAAGAGCGCCAAGCTCTGCGAAAGCGGCATCAACAGCGTTAGCTTCGCCGTCCTTATTGCCATACTTTGTAGTCTCGCTGCTCACCGTCTCAGCGTCTTCGACCTGAGAATTAATAAACGTATCGAGAATTGCCTGTACATCGGCAGTCGTCTTTCGCTCAAACAATCCAGTAAAATCCGGGATGCTCTCTAGCAGCTCGGTACACTTTTCCGGAGTCATGTCCTCGCACAGCGAAGACGAACGGCGCCGCGGGACAAGCTTCGTCTGCGGGAATGAGGCGCCCGGGGGCTTTCCATAGGTCATGGTAAGGTCGGTGCCAGTTTCGGTGTCCGTAATGTCGCCATACTCCGGGTTTAGAACCAGGTTGAGCAGGGACTCGTAAGCGGTTTTACCATAGCCCCACACACGAACACCCTTCTCTTCCTCACCGCGAACCATCACGGGGCTGAAGAAACGCTGTCGCACGAACAAAGACTTAGCAGTCTTCTTGCTGTGGTCATCGTTGTTGTCGACGCCTTCGCGCCAGAGCTGTGAGGCGAACTCACACACAGGGCATTCCTCCCCGTAGTTTCGTTTGGGACAGAGAAAACCGCCCTTCTCGATGTTGTAATGAAAGTGCATCTCCTTGAAGGGATCGCCGTCTGGTGTCGGCACGATGCGAATATCCTGGTCGCCGTCTTCTGGTCGCCAGAAAGTGTCGTTGGAGTTATTATCTCCACGCAGGGACGAGAGCTTCTCTCTCATCTTGTCTAAATTGATACCCATTTTTTATCTCCTTATAGTTGGGTTAAAGTACGATCAGCCAATATCCTGATCGTCTAGTAGTTCACCATATGATTGTACCATAGATGAATATTTAATGCAATAACAATATTTCTGATCATAGGTGGTTTGAAACACTCCATAAGAAACATTAATTTTATCATTCAGTTTTGATTTCACGAACTCGGTAATGTTCCTAAACAATGATCCGTCCTCCCTCAGTTCAACCTCATTGATACCATAATAGTATACCACATCACGGGGTGTTGTCAAGTCATAAAACCACTTTTCATACCCTGTCTCCATGTCTAGGATTCCGAAAGTAGCAATCCGACTCACAGTTGAGGGTTTGATAAAGTTCCCCATTACTGGTTCTGAATTTTTAAAAACGTTAATCATGTGCACCATGTTAACTATAGCCTGGTTGAGCACGTCATAATACCCCATTATGGGGATGTCGCCCAAGCCAGCAGAAAGGCGATTATTATCGACCAACCAAATCTCCTCCAAAGCGCCGGATCGCGCATATTCTTGCAGTACATTAGAAACAATTTTTTCTTGTATCTGTTGGGTCTCGCTGGCCAGCGACAGGTCGGACTGAATATACAACACTTTTATGGAATTATTTTGCAGCTGCTCTAAGAGGCGCAAAATACCCCCTGAAACCTTTCCTGCTCCGGAGGCGATTACAATCACTTCCTCATTAGAAAACTTTAGTTTCTTTTTAAGATTGGGAAAGTGAGCATCGTATTCCTCATGGTTGGCACGCTTACGAATAGTAATGTCTGAATCCTTCTCCGAGTCAATCCCCACCGTATCATACTGAGGGAATTTCGCGAATGCCCGGGCCAAATTACACCCAGCGGCACCTAGGCCAATTATTTTCATCCTTCTTCGACCCACTCCAAAATGTAGCCCATATCAAATCCGCCGCGAGTAATGCGCTTGGTGTGGGTCGCTGCCATGATCTCGCTATCTCTGATCCCCATGCGGTTGCACACGAAATGGAAGATCTCCATAATGTCTGCTGCTTCTTCGGCGCACGGGTTCTCCACGAACTCCTGTACTTCCTCTTGAAGCTTTCTCATGGCGTAATCTTTGAGGCGGATGCCCTTTACTTGGCACACCGCAAAATCCTTGCCGGCTTCGGTGATGATCTCGGGGATACGATCCCTTACTAGCTTCTGATAGATCTTTTTCATCGTTGCTGCGTGTACCAATGATACCACGGCTTTGGCTGTGAGGGCTTTGGCTGTGGGGCCTTTACCTGGAATCGGAGGGGTGGGATATCCTCGAACATCCGCATCATTTCCTCCCGTGTCGGATGGGGCGCGTCGCGGAAACAAGGGGTGCTGTCGACCGAGATATCTGGGAAGCAGGGCATGCCCTCAAAGAAAGCCTCGCAGTCTTCAGCTTCGCGAGCCTTCCTCTTCTTATACTCCTCCATACTTATTACGTTGTCTTTATTGTTCATCGTTGCTTCTCCACTAGGCTCAGTCCCCTCAAGCGGTTCTTCTGGGGTTGGGCATCTTCTGCGGATGCCACGAGATATTCCCACAGATCCGCCATCGTTAAATCTTCAATGTCGCAGTTGTATGAGATCGCAGTTCTCTCGATGGCTTGCATGAGTCCGTCGGACACGAGTCCCGCGGCGCCATCAATGGTATAGGGCTGATACTTGCTTTTTACTTCCGGCACATGATAGCGGGATAAGCTTAAGTCTGGTTTGTCATATTTCATAATTTTAATTCCTTCATTGCTCCGAGGTTCTTTCCGGCGGAGACGTTAACCTTGAACATATCATAACGCGTTTTCTTGAAGGTGTCAAGCAAATTTAAAATTTCATAGCGATCCTCTTCGGCGAGGTCGATATACACAGCGTCGTGAATAAGAAATGCGATGTTACTTTTTCTCCCCTTCAAAAGCTCGTAGACTTTATAAGCCTGCTCGTGCACCATGTCAATTGTGGTACTTTGAACGATGTAATTGAGTGCATGGTGCTCGTCTACGTTCTCTATTATTCTACCATAATCTGTCTTAATTTTATAGCCATCCCAGTACTTATTTCGTACAAAATTCTTATCATAAAGGCGCTCTAAGTCCTTGTTTTCGTTGCGAGAATACAGCCACGCAAAAGTCTTTGTCTTTGCTTCTTCTCGGGTTAATGACCCTCCAAAAACACTCTTCACATTCCAATCATGAATGTCATTTTGGGGCTGCTCTTGGCCAGAAAGGGCCAACAAAGTGCGCAACTCGGCGGCATTAAAATCAAACTCAAGAAACCAGTCATTTTGAGGCCGGAGACATTGACGAAACTCCCGATTCATCGTCAGAATTGGAAAAGTATTGGGAGCCGTCGCTAGCCGTCCCGTAATGGTCCCCCAGGGGTTATAATCACACACATGCTTAATGCTCCGCAAAGAGCGATGAAAGTTCTTACCCCGCACAGAACTCAAAAGGTGCTTAATTGGATCAATAGCCACGTTTAATGGGCGCTCTCGAATGTCAGCCACCATCTCTATTACATGATACATGTGTTCGTAATTCTCAGGACGCTCATAGGTCTCCAACACATGTTGAGTAATCCTATTTTTAGCATTCAAGTATTCAAAAAGAAAATATTCCGGCAATACATCATAAAAGCAATTAGATTCTAAAGAAAGGCACGATGTCTTGAAAGCTTTCAGACACGCTCTAAGGGTCTGCTTAATGTCACCCCACTCTTCCACCAACTCAGGCGGACAAACGTCTGTGAGGGTGGCTCCGTGGCTATAAATGCGTGCTATCTCATAGTGAGGGCCGCGCAAATGAGGTGAATACTCCCATGTGTCTCCCTGAAGGGGCAAATGAGGGGTAGAATGAATTTTGTTTTGGGCGAAAAACCCTACGCAATCTTTCTTGCGATCAAGAACCTGAAATAGCAATTGTCTTCCTAATAAAGTTGCCGCGCAGAAGCACGCTCTACCAGTATTCTACCACCTGCGGCACGATTGTCAATAACTTTTGCATTTTTAAATTGTAAGTCGATTGCGCCGTTGCCATAAATGTAGTTCCTAAAGACACCATTAACAAAGTCGGCAACATTCTGGAGGGCCGTCATGGTTTTCACAGGGTGCACCTGATAAACCTCATAAGCTTGTACTTTGAGGCTGCTAATCTCCTTGGCCGTAAGAGGGCTCTGGATCTCAATTTGGCGCAAGTCAATGTAGAAATCAATTAAGGATTTGTGAGACAACATGTTGGCCGGCGCGGTGCCGTCTAATACTTGTGCTGGCTTAAGCATAAGAACCTCCCGTTGGGATGCTACGACGGTGCACTTCTCATCAATCGTCCCCTTTTCCTCATCATAGAAAGGTGCCGCTTTCACAAGCGTAGTGTAAGAATTAATTAATAAATTAACTAAGTCATCAAAATCCGTTTTATAGGTTCTATCATAAAAAGTATCAAAAAAGTTGTCACGAGAGATGCGGCGGCCGCTGGGAGTAACGTAATTTCCGAGGGCCACGAATTCGAAAGCCTGTGAAAAAAGATCCGCCGTCAAAACCCACGGGGCGTTCTTGTTCAACACAAACCCAAACTTTTTAGAGCACTGTCGATAAAACTCAAAATTAGGATCAGTAATAAAATCAGCGTATTTAATAGCATCTAGGCTCGGATCGGCGCCAGCGATCGCAATCGAGGCGCCAGTCGAGAACAGGCTGCAATGGGAAGTTAATAAATAGTTGGTTTTGGTGATGGGGATGTTGGCCGCGACATCTAGCAAGTAACGTTTGTAAAATTTTAAAAATGATTCAAAATCTTTAATTTGTCTCTTTTCGGCGCCTTTTAAATTCCCCTTAAATGTGTTATAAAGGCCTTGTGTATAATTTGCATATTTGGCATTAGGCGAACGATAGGCACCCACCGCCTTTACATCCAAAAGATGTGGATTGCCAGACTTATTCACAGCACTCATCGCAACACCCTTCTTCATGTGAGTCGAAAACTTTTCAAATGCCGTCACCACAGCGTTTAAAGCCATTAAATTAGGGCCTTTGGCACTAGGAATGGGCACGAGATTAATCGTCGCCGGAACCACAGTATTTTGCGACCTGTCTATTCTACCATATAAGAACTTATCATACCATGTATCAAGCGGATCTGGTCGATCGGCAGGATAGATGTGCTCCTTATAAAGGAGGCGTTGATGAAATGTAGTTCGGGAACCCTTTCCGTTTGATCCCTGAGGATTTAAAAGATCTTCGGCTGTATACTGGTATGGAGTCGGCATTGTCTATCTCCTGTTCGGGAGCCCTGTGCTGGTGCTTATCACAGTGCCCGCCTCGCCGCCAATACTCGCCCCTTCCTGCGCTAACGCCTGGTTCACGAGGCGCCCTGTGTCGACTTGCTCGTCGGTCAAAGTGGGGGGCTCCTCTACACCCGCCTCCTGGCGACTAGACTGATCCTCTAGGCCGACGCCGGTGGGAGGCTCTTCTTTAACAAACCGGTTTCCGTCGTCTCCCCTTTCAAAGGTAGCGGGGTTGAGCTCTGGGCTAATTTCATAAGCAAGGGCCCCCACCTGAGTGCCCAGCGCAGTGTCGCCGATGGGTAACTCCTGTTGGAGAGCCGCTACCGTAACATTATAGCCGCTGGGGCCAATAGTATGGGATACGCCTGTGACCAAGAAATAGCCTCCTATGCCAAGTAAACGAGCAAGTTCGGGGTCGGTCCCCACCGCGCTTGGTTCGATGAATGTATACTGTCCATTTTTAAATAGTGTGTTTCCCACCATTTCCAGTTGCGCAGAAAATAGTTCTCGAAGCTGTTCGGCGCCGAGGTTGCCATACTTTTGAATTTTGGCCTCTCTCACATAAGGCTGGTCATAACGACTGAAGTTGACTCGCTTGAGCAGACCTGCTGGGGCGCCAATGTAATTATGATAAATGCCATCCCGCAAATCGGCACGATATCCATCGCGGCCATGGCGCGCACTCGGTACCGAATCCGTCGAATATACAACGAGGGCCGATGTTAAATCGTACTTATTTTTATCTTCGGGGCGCATAGACTGAGGCGGTATAGAAGGAATGTCGTTATCGGGCTTAGTAGCGCCTATGTGCCCCGCAAGCTCATCAACGTCCACAGCGTACTCGGCGTAGCCCGGAAGTGGCCTTACCTTCGGCGCGCCGGAGTCGGAGTCTTTGTTATTAAAATGAATGATGCTCGTATCAAACCGAATGTCGTTAATAACATTCTCATTAAAGCAAGCGTGCTGCAGGGAATCCGTAATCAACTGGGCGCAGATATCCTTAATAAAGTGCATCAAATAATACGTGTTGCGCTGCTTCTTAATAACATTGTTTTTAAACCAAATGTTAAATTGATCAACTGAAACAGGAATACTCCCGATGTTTATGCGCTTTTTAACAGTTTTTTGACTTATAATAAGACCACGGTTGCGGAGTTGTTGAACCACTTCTGTCACATCTACGCTATTAGCTCTCACCAGCTCCTCTGGCTTATCCAGCAAATGCAGAAGTAAAGGATTTATAACGTCTATTTGAGCGAGAAAAGTTAAATAGTTTGCCACCGCTCCCTTCCGGCTGGCTGACCCAATCGTTGCGTTATTCTCAATAATCGTATCGATCAAATCTCCTAAATAAAAATAAGGAATAAAAATGTTAGTATTCGCTCGAACGTTTTTCTCCCACTGTTCAGCTAATTTTTTCTCCCACTTATCCTTGTCCTCGGTGTCCTTCTCTTCTACAGATCGGATCACCATGTCAAGATCAGTATTGCCAACGTCCTTGTAATTCAACATCTCCCGGATCATAAAGCCTCGCTGTGTATAGTCAGCCATCATTCGTCGAGCTGCGCGGTCGGCGCGGACTTGGGGGTCATCTTCCTCACTCAGAGGCGGCCTGAGCAATTCATTAGGGTCGACCTCAACTACATAAATCTTAGGGGCCACTTTGCAGGGCGCATTTATTCCGAAAGGATCGTCGATTGTGGAGGGTCGACCATAAAGGCGTGACAAAAAACTCTTATATTTTTGTGACTTGTTGGCATTAATGATTTTTTTCTTTTCTTCTATCAACTTTTTAATCGATTTCTTTATCTCCTTAACGGCTGGGTTATCGCTAATATCACTAGCATCTGCTGCAGCTGCCTCCCGGATCGCAGTTTCCCTAATAGAGGTGATGGTCGACTCCCGCTTTTTGATGCGACTGTTAAGGGTTTGAAGGCGACTCTTATATTTAACATCGTTGCTCCCAAGTATGTCTAATTTATTAGAAGTAAGCATTCCAGTGAGTGCGGCCTGATAATCAATAGAAAGAACAATGGAGCCATTTTCATTGAAAGTCAAATTATGTCGGACCTGCTGCAAATAGAGGGTAATACGTGTCGATTCGATGGCGCGCTCCAGCTGGGCCAACAAATTTGGTCTCGGCAGGTTGTTGGGGTTCTCCAGAGTATCCAGAAGAAGCTCTAAATTGGGTGGAGTGGCCCAGCCTGCCACAACTTTTATACGATAATCAGCGCCCTTGTAGGCCCGCGCCTCGGCAGCTTCAAGAGCTTTCTTCTCGGCATCGCTGAGGTGACTGTCTCCGTCTTCCAGGGCGTCCTCGTCAGTTTCTTTGCGCAGCTGTGATCGGGAAGAGAGCAACAAGTCTAAGGGATTTAGAAGGGGGCGGCCATACTCATCTATTTGCCCCGCAACACGTCCACTAATTTCTGCGCTTGTTTTTTTATGGCGCCATGTGGCTGCGGAGCCTCGAAACAAGTCTTCCATGGTTTGAAAATAAAAATTCAAAGTAGCCGATATATTATTATCTACTTCGGCAGGCTGAACGCCATCTAACTGCCAGGTTAAAGACTGCAGGCCCCAGCCGCGAGGGCGACTCGCTGTCCCCAACATGATCGAAGGATCCTGAGGGTCTAGGAAATTAGGAATTGGCATCTCAGTTTGAACCACTGGGCGTAATGAAGAGTCTTCACCATCATCTTCTTTTTCGTAATCTACTCGATAAATTTTAACGTAGGGTACGAGCATTCCATACACTGTCGGCGATAAGTTCAGCAATTGTTCAGCTGCATCAATTCGGCCGCCGCTTTGCAATTTAGAAATAGTGGTTCCCGGGTCGCCACGCAAACGAATGAGATTATCATAGCCGCCGATTCGATTTTCACTTTCTTTGAGGTGACTAATGAGGTCGATGTTTTCCATCAAAAAGCATTGCATGTCAAGAGGCCGCAAGGTTTTATAATTAACTGCCTTTTTCTGGGCTTCCTCGCTGAGATTATCAAACCTTTCCTCGGTGTCGCCGAGCACTCCTTCACGGCGCTGTGCTGGGGTTTTGTCTTTAAGCTTGCCGGCGCCAAAAGCATCTAAAATACGCTCCACGTCGCGCGCTAAGTTCTTCTCCCAACCCTCATCATACAGGGCGCCGCCCTCGTCCTTGAACAACAGATCAACATTGCCCCCCCACCGAAGTTCCAGGTACCTAAGTATTTGCACATGAAGGCCATGAAGCTCGTTGGTCTTAGCAACAAACCCCTCATACAATTCTCCCCAGGCAGCCTTAACGGCCTCTTTGGCGGCGTCGTAAGAAGTGTCTCTAAAAGAAGTCCGAAGCGCGTCGATGTCGACACCCTTTTGTCTAGCCGCCTCCCTATCGTCCTCATCCGCCTCAAGACTGTCCCAGGCGTCGTTATATTTCTTGGCTAAGGCATCCGACACCATGGTATCATACGGAAGAACCGGAAATTGATAAAGACGATGGGGCGTCCCACCACCAGGAACACCATCGATCTTCCGCAATCCGCTTCCGTCGGGCTGGTCGGTCTCTTTAGGATAGAACCAGTTGTCAGCCAACCAGGGACTGAAGACGCTCTCGCGCATTTGAAGCAAATTAAAGGGCTTCTGATTCAACAGACCACCTTCACTAAGCAGGGTGGTGGCGGCGTTGCCTATCGCATTGGCAGCGTCGCGCAACGCATCCCAGTCAGCGACACCCTGATTTCCCAAAGCAAAAACATAATTTGGGTCTAACAAGTGTCCGCTGCGGCCGCTTCGCACTTCGACGTCATACCCGCGCTGGCCCACTTTATACTTTTCTCGTCCCATCTTTTGCAAATAGGGATGTTTACCTAGTACAACTGAGCGCTCAAAATCCATGTTGGTTGCAGTAAATAACCCGCCTACGCCGGAGGCGATGCCTGCTTCTCCGCTTAATTCAAACACACGATTCTCATTCGTGACGGCATTGCGATCGTGAAAGTCGGGATCGGCGCCGAGGGTGAGCCAGCCTTCCGCCAACCTGCCCAAGTTGGCCAGGGATGAATGGGTACCCTCCGGCATCTGAAGATTTTCAAAGTTATCGGGCACGTAGTCACTGACTCCTCTCAGGCCGGTGGTCAATATGGGGTTTTGGATAAATTTCAGGTTCGCCGCGTCCTGGGCTCTATCTCTGTCTCCCTCAGTGGGGGCTCCCGTCCAGAACCTCTTTCCCCAGCCTTTTTCAAACCATTTTTGTGGATCAACTGTGACGTCAAGCGCGGTCGGGAGCTGGTATTGCATGTTATAACCGGTCAGCATGCCAAACCGTTTCATTGTTGTTTTTGAGGCTACAAAATTTGTATCCTCAGTAAGAAACTTAATAGCTTCTTCTTTGTTTTCAATCCCAGACGCGCCGCCGGCGGCGTCGTTAGTATCTGCGGCGAAGCGGGTGCCCCAGTCCTTGGTTGCCTCCTTAATACCATCTTTATATAACTCATCATAATGGTCTTTGAAATGCTCATAAGCCTTCTCGAATCTTAGTGTGTCTTCATAAATTTTTAAGGCATGTTCTATGCCCTCGCTTAATTCAGGGGCTACTATCTCGTCTACACCAGCTGCGCCAGGGTTGATGGCCGGATCGCCGGATTCGGCAGCGAGCCGCTGCACCTCGACTATAAAATCGGCTTCGGAGAGAGCGCCGCTTTCCTGCTGCTGTACAATACTGTTGGGGTTTCCAAGCGCTGCGGCTTTAAATTTGGCTTCCTGTAGAGTCATAGTTCTAGGTCTTTAACGTTCTTAGCACCCTATCAAGCGGAAGAGGTATCACAACCACATCTCCAATTGCCACCGATGCTTCAGTTGGCACTTGATTATAGAGCGCAATCACCCACCAATACTGAGCATTATTATAATACTTTATGGCCAGTTTATAAAATTTATCTCCCACACTCCAAACGTGACGAATACGTGTGAGACCTGCGCGCTCGCGGGCGCTAGGAGTCATTAAAATAGGGGTGCCGTATTGACGAATGTAGGGGACGTCTCGATTTTCAAAAATCTCCTCGTAGATTTCGTTGGTATTCTTAAAAATTGTTTTATTACTATAGCGATTTCCCATTATTTAATTCCTCTTTGCCCCTCACTCCCCGCAGGACCATGCGGGATTATTGGTCATCTCCATCTCGTTAGCACACCGTTCCGCCTCAGATCTCTGCAAGTTCTCTCTTGCGTCTATTTCGTCCTGCTCAATCTCGTCCTCAAATGAAGAATCTTCTCTCCTAGCGCGCCGTTCTTCGTCGTATTTAGCGCGGCTCTGGATCACATCCTCAGGAACCGGGTTTACAAAAACATTAGGATAGCGAGCATCGATGAGCTTATCTCCGGAGAAAAGATAAGAGGTGGTCTTCGTAGGATCCGAACCGGGGGCCGGAGCCCATCCCGGCAGATGAGTATGCAACACACTAAAAGAAAAGCCTAAGGAATAGGTCTTCGGATAATAATTCCGAACAGCTATCTGATCAGAATCAGTTGACTTCTCTCCATGCTCAATGATGCCGCCCGCAATGAAGCCACCATCGCCCACCTCTGGAGCATAAGTAACACCGCCATTTATGTACCCAACAAGTTTCCCTTCAGGAAAAGAAGGATCAGCGTTAGAAGCCAAATTTGTCCATTTCATCGTTAAAAGAGGGGGCGCCTTTAAGGTATTTTGAATACTGCGTCCTCCCTGCTCAAACACGGGATACATAAACTTTATAAGACGTCGTAAATTTCCCATGTTATATGCGGCATGAGTTTTAGAATCATTCGGCACAGCGAACTCTACACTTATAACTCGACGCGTCCCTTCAAACGTCGCCAAAGGATCCATTCTACCATACACGTTTTCTTCTGCCCACGTAGATGTGTAAGCATCACTAAAAGATGTAACCCATCCCTCAAATGTCACCTCTTTGTTGGTGGGGATATGGCCGATCACAATTGAGAAAAACTTCTTAGTGCGCCATTCGTCAGGTCGCTGAAGAGCCCAGTCGATCGCCGGAATATTGGGATTCTTAACTGTGATAGCCATTTTTATCTACCCCTCCCGCCAAAGGGACTGAAGAGAGCGTTTGACCCTTGACGTGTAACGGTCGTGCTGAAGTTGTTTCCGTCGTCGATCTTGATGTAAGTGTCTCCTTGATTCCCGGCAGCCATTTCTTTTAGAAACTTGGTCTGCTCGTTCAGCGACTTTTGCATTTCTTTGCGTCCTTGCACTTCCAAGCGCAAATCCTGGTGTGTTTGAACTATTGTCTGATCTGGGACTGTAAGTTTTTCCGATCCAATTTCACTTACATTTATGCGGCGCATGCGGGGTGTTGAGCCAAACCGGTCGCCTACAGTTTGGTTAACGCCAGTTCCTTCAGAGAATCCGGCATAACGCGTTGCGGCCATCTCTTGGGTATCGGTGTCAGCACCGACGGTAGCAGCAGCGATCCCGCCGCCGACAAGAGCACTCAAAGCGGCGTACATGGCAAGCGTGGCGCCACCCGTAAAGGGCGCGGCAATAAGAGCCGCAATGCCGCCGGCTATAAGTCCCATTTTAATAAATCGACCTAAGCCTGTCTCCGCCTTCCCTAGCCACTGCGCAAATGTACCCATAGCCTCTATAAGAGGAACAATTAAATTTTCTATAAGAGGACGGAAATCAACTGCTAACGCTTTCATAGCATTTTTTATTTGATCCATAATTTCTTGAGAATTGCGGGCTAACTCGGCCAACTCCTCTTGCTGGAGGGCTTGAAGCTTCATTTCGTCCGTGGACATCTTCATAAGGCGCCGGGCGTCACCAACCTTCATGCCCAAGGCCGCGGCCATAGCTTGTTGCTCAAATCGTCCCAGCGAGTCGAACTGTATTCCAGCGGCATCCACCGATTGGCGTAATAATTCTATCCGTTCGGCTTCAGAAGCATTCAGCATGTCGATCGAGTTAAGATACGGGCCACCCATTATAGCATTAAGGCGCCCGACCGACTTTGCCGCCGTATCAAATTGATCAAACTGCTGAGCGATTCCCATTAAATCACCAACTGCCAAGCCGGTTGCCTTAGCTTGCTTGGAAAGATCCTCAAAAACCTCTATAGCTTGATCGCCGTACTTCGACAATTCAGTAATTGCGCCCGCAAAGTCGCTAGCCATTTGATCCATCGACACCCCTAAGGACTGCGCGTTTCCTGCCAAGCGCAACATTGTCTCATTCATTGAAGTGGGGCCCTGGCCTAAATTTCGAGATAATTGGTCCATAATTTTGGCGCTAGTTGCCATTTGAACCCCTTGCGTCTCTAAAAGTGTGGTCGTCTCGCTAAGGGTTTCACGCTCGGTTTGGTTTAGTTGAGTAAACTGAGAGAATGAGGTGTATAAGACGTTGTACGCCTTCGAGACAGCTTCTGCGCTGATCCCGGCTGCAAAGTTGCGGCGCTCCATTGCGGCCATTTCGAGATTATATTCTTTTCCGGCGCCTGTTGCGCGTCGGAAAGAAGAAATGGCCTTATCCTGCTCTTTCATCAGCTGCTTTGTCGACTCCATAAATGTGTCAACAATCTTGGTAGCAAACGCCAATCCCATTGCTTTGCCGGCGGAGCCAAAAGCTTTTATCATGGACCCACTCTCGGCGCCGACATCGCCCATCTTTTTGCCCAAATTTAAAAGCTTTTCAGTAGTACCACCGGTCGTAAGATTGAGGCCAAACATTGACTGCCCTACTTGGGCAAGCTCCTTAGAGAGGCCCTCCTCGGCTCCCAGAGCCGCGGAGGCTTCTTTGGTCGCATCACTTAGGTCGTCGAGCGCGTTGTCCGCCTTCCGTTGGGCGTCAGCCAATCTAGTCGTATCGTCGCCGGCGGCTGCAAGGTCGTTTTTAAGCTCTTGGAGAATCTTTTTATACTCTGTAGCATGCTTCGTCGCTTGCTGGATCTCCTCTGTTTTAAAAGCCTTGTCAATAGATTCTGTGAGGGACGAATAGCTCTTTTGGGTCTTATCAGCAGACTTGCGGAGCTCAATAAGTCTTTTATCTAACTTCTCTATCTCTCTTTGCGCTTCGGCGGTCGTCATTCCCGCAAACAGATCACCAGACTGGCCGCGGTGTGCGGGAGAGGGAGAGTCAGGGGCCGCACCTTGCTGGTTCTCCCGCCCGCGTCTGGATCGGCGGTGTTCAGCGGCCAACTCCTTTAAAAGGTCATTAAGTTTCGAAACTGTTTCATCAGTTAAATTACTCACTTAAAGATCTCCTAATGAGTAAACGGCCAACGTAGGCCAGTTTCAAATTCAAATTGTTTGACAGCGGCATCGAGCTGATAACGAGAGGCCATTGTCTGAGCATCGCCAAGACCATGCTTCAAATATGAATCCATGTATCTTTTTTCTCGTTGTAAGGCGGTAAAAAAAGACATAATCTGAGATTGATCCCCCGACATCGAAACTTTTAGGTCTGGGGCGCGTCCACCATAAAGACTTTGCATTAAAAAATGCACGTCAGACGCGAACTTACTGTACACGTTTTCACACAGAGGTGTGGTGTCTCTTTGATCTAACAATAAATGAATGTTTTTCGACATGTCGGCCCCAACAAAGTAATTAGTTCATCAACCAAAAAGGTGAATCTATTTGCGATTCACCGCTTCATCAAACTGTTTAGCTTCCCGCTCAAACTCTTTAATTATTCTTTCCACAAACCATCGTCTTAATTGGATAGGTAAATTATAGGCCTCAAAAAAGGACCAACCTCCATGATGTTTGAGAAGAAACAATTCTTCGTAAACGGCAGCCTGATAATTAGATGCTAGGCCAAAAAAAGTCTGCCGTCAACGGCATTACCACCTTTCCACTATGAGAACAGGTCTCGCACGTAAACTCGTGGTTTAGGTCTACGTCTGGTTTAATAAGATCATATGCCTTACGGAGGTACCGGGCATCTTTGGTTGGCATAAACGTTGCAAATTTCTTCAGCATTGCAGCGTCGGTCACTCCATTAACAGATACGAGCACTGCTTTAAGCAAATCGGTACTGCGTGAGTCAGGGAGATTCATTTTCTTATTGCGCGCCGTCTCGGCTGATAATTTAGACTCCATTCCAGCAGTTAAAAGTCGCACTTCAGCAATTACCTGTGTAGTAGGAAGCGTAAATGTAAATGTGCCGCCCTCTGTGGCTGTTACCTCTTCGGGTAGTTCCTCGGCGGTCTTCAGTGTTAATGATTCTAGATCGAATGTGGCCTCGGAAGCATTCGCACAAGCCGGACACGTAATGGTTGTCTCATATTCGGAGCCAAAACCCGTAATGCGCGAGGCGATGACTAAAGCATTTTTATCTCCGACCAAAAATGCGCCCAAATCAAGACCCTTATCTACTAATAAAGACTGCAATAAGCGGTCGATGGCAAGACCTTTTCGAAGAAGCGACTCGCTGGTGAGAATGTCTTCCTCCTTGGCCGTCATGTGACGAATTTCAACAGTTTCCACCCCAGCGAGGGGACTATCTTCAGTATAAAAACGTCCTTTGCTCGGTAAATCTACAAATTCTGTAGGAGTAACAAATGAAAAAATGTCTGTAGGGGAAGAGGTAGCTGCAAGTGGGGCGCTAGATGAGTTATCTTCAGGTACGGGCGCCCTCGTCCGTTCTGAATTTCTTTTTCGGGCCATTAATTACCTTCTTTCTGGCTCCTCTAGACTCCGGTCGCAAATTTAACGGCGGGGCCAGAAGTGTATACAGCATAATCATACTTCATTGTGATCGTAACATTAAGTAATTCTGTATCTTGATCGTAATTTAAATCACCAAATGTAGCGCTTTTAACCCAACCATTGATAAGTTGCCATTCGCCAACGAGACCGCCTTCGCCATTAACCTCTTGAATTGTTACAATCCCAAGCTCGTTAAGAGCGTCTTTTTTATTAACGGTACCGGGGGCCTGGCCCGCCAATACCACGTTTTCCTGAATGTCCGGACGCAAATAGCCCATACCAGCCAATGCGTTGATTAAAAGCTGATTACTATCGGGATTGATAGCATTAACTATAACCATAGTAACGTCGCCCCACTCTACAGATCCCGGATAATAATACGTATTACCCAAGAACTTATGGGATGCTTCGCCCACTGTATAGCTCGGCTTGGTAACCGACTTAGCCAGGTACTTTGCGTATGTGAACGCTTCGTCGGGATCAACAAGTCCCGGAATGTCTAAGATAAATCTATGTGCTCGTTTAGGCTCCGATAAAGCGCTGGTCCAAAATGGCATTGTATGGTGTCTCCTTATAAGTCCTAAGTTATATAGTGTGGGAGATTAAAACCTCCCACATTATTAATCATCAAATGACGCTCCGGTACGTGTGATGTTAAAGTCGATAGCAATATATTCAATTGCACGAGTCGGCTTCAAGAAAATCTTAGCATACATGATGTTACGATCCACCAAATCCGGGGTAGTCGTTGTCTCATCAAGAACCAACTTGTAGTCCGAAAGGCCAAAGTTTGTCTTCACATCAGCCAAGATAGGCGTAACCAGAGAAACAAAGCGTGTCCATGTTGTCTGAACATTAGGATCAAACAAGAGGGTTGCAGCCACCTGAGAAATACGCTTCTTGAGGAAGATCATCAAGCGTCGCACGTTAATGCGATCCAACGCGGAAGGTGTAATCTGCAGCGTCTTCTGGCCAAAGATCACTATGCCTTCTGCGGGGAACTTAGCAATCGGATTAATGTTGGCTGCATAAAGATCATCTCGGTCCTTACGACGTAACTGGTGAGATACGTCCTGAACAGGGATTCCTGCCGCGCCCTCGGTAAGTCCGCCGCGGTTAAAGCCGGCCGGAGCAAACCAAACCTGGGTTTTCTTCTGAGAGCTTGAGAAAGTTCCCAGGGCAGCAACAGACGGGGGTAACCAAACCATCGTACCATTGATACTATCGCGGCAACGGAGCCACGGATAGAAGGTACACGCATATGACGTGTTCAGTGCGCGGTCGCGCAATGTCTTAATAATACTGTTTAATTCACTAGCAGTGTTGTTTCTAGCGTAAGTCGTGCTTTCGGCCCGAGGGCGGAAGCCGCCTTCAAGGTCAATAATTGCCAGGGCATCTGCACGATCTTCGCACACATTAATTAACTGGTTTGTCAACCCAGACTGCTTCAGACCTGGAATGGTGGCGAGATTCATTTCTACCACCTCAGGATCAGCCACAGCGTCAATTGACTGACGTACTGAATTAAAGATGTAACTATTCGCGTCGGTGGGACTGTCGGGGAAGGCCGAGTTGCGGAACGGATCCAACTCTCGAATATCTAGACCGTCAAAGCCGGCGTACAACGGAACCGTGAAGCGGTCGAAACCCGCATCCAGAACGCCAGAAATTGCACCGTTAACACAAGTAAGAGAAGTTCCCAGAGCATGAGAGCCCGAAACCCACGTTCCATCAGAACCACTAACGTCGTCCAGAGTAAAGAACATGCTTAACTCGCTTACCCCAGCGACAGCACCGCCGAACATATCCCCGACCATACCTCCGCGAGGACGCAGCAAGTCGATGTTAGACGCATCAAAAGTGGTGGAACCTGCCGTACGACTGGTTTGCATACCGAAGTAAGCATCAGTCTTATTGGTGAGGTTGCCATCGCTCGCATTAACGCGCAGTTCGGGCGCCGGATAAAGAATCGATGCGCTCAGGAAGGAGCCGCTAAAGATGAACACAGACCCGCTGTTATAATGCACTGTCGCATCGTTAATCAGATCCACAGGGCGACCCGAGCCGCTGACGCCGCCGGCCGAACCGGTAATCCAGTTGCCAGTCGCTCTCACTCCAGCTTCCACTGCGAGACCATCGCCTAGGCTTCCTGATTCATCGAGATATTTTACCATACCCTTAAATCCAAAAGGTAACAGCGCAGGGTTGTCCCCAACCACTTCTTGATTCATCTCAACGCGGATGTAGTCAGAAACATTACCCCATTCGCCTTCTTGCACATAACGACGCTCGGTAGCATTCCATGACAGGTATTTATCGCCAATCTTGCGCGCAACATAGTTAACCGATTCAGGGTTAAGATTCAAATCATTGAACTGCTCCACCACTTGAACGACATTATCGGAGTCGCGCAGGGAACGAACAACCAAGGAGAAAGTACCATAATCATTAGATTCATTAGTAGGCGCCTTGATGTCTTGAATCGAAACCTTGAGGTTACGATTAGACCAGTCGCCCGGCTCATTAAGAGCAACAACCTTGAACAAGGAGGGCATCGCCTGCACATCAAAACTATTAGCCGAGGTGGCACGCTGGGCGACGTCGCATCCAATAATCTGAGGTGTTTGTGCGGACTGGAGGGCACTCCGGAAATCGTTACCGGTATTACTATTGGTTGTGTTTTTGAGGTTAACAATGGCGGCATAGGTTTCACCGGCGGTACCACTTAAATTGGCTTTAAGGTGCCTATCAAAACTCTCTCCAAGCCACACATTACTTTCGTTGTCGACCAAAGAACTATTAGTACGAGCAGGAGTGGTGTTGAAAACCTTGCGTAAATATTTGGTACTTGAAACATTAAAGTTAAAATCGGTCGTAAGTGAATTACTGTTACCATCAACATTATCGATAACCATCTTAAAATTATAAGCACTCCCGTTATCTTTAACAATAAGGTTGGCCCCCTGGTGGTTGTCACCATCGGCCCAGACAGTCGGAGTTGGAGATGCGGGCACTGATGCGGTCGCAGACATCATCACTGTGCCACTTAAATTTAAGATAGTGCTAGAATCGGTAGTATAAAATACTGCCGCCAGGACACCCTGCAATGAGCCGGTTCCATAAACCGCCCAATCCTCTGGTTCAAAGACCACAAGTCCCCACGCGTTACCATTGCTGCCGCCATCCCAGCCAGCTTGACTGCCGGCGGCAGAGGTTGCGGCGCCATCTTGAGAGCCTAAAAGTCGAATGTAAGTTAAAGGAGAACTGTTGCGCAGGTAGGCCTGAGCTGCATAAACACCATACGTCGGAGCGGTTACGTTCCAACTACCAAGGCGCCATACATCGCCATTAGCGTTGCCTGGGGACGGATTACCGAAAATTTGCACAAATTCGGAAAAAGAGTCCACCGTCACGGGCCGTAGGGCGGGCCCTGATTCTGCCCTTCCAATGACAACCGGACCGATGCCGGCCGGAGATGCAGGAACTTGGGAGTTATCTATCTCATTTACGAAAACTCCGGGCGATACAAACTTATAATTTTTAATTGACATTCGTTTTAATCTCCTAAACGTGGGATATCGTTATTAAATAGTATTGGCATGGCGCAATAGAATCTAATCTCTATAAAATCCCCCCTTAATATTATCGGGTATATCCCCAAAAATCACCTTTTCGCGGGAAAGTTTAAATTCTACAGCATTTTGACGCTTCACAATGACCGGCTTCTCCTGGTTATCGCCTTCGCCAATTAAATATCCCAGAACCTGGATGTTGACTGTCTGTGCATAATTTCGCCTTTCCATTCCCATGTCGCTCACATTTGATCCGTTGTTAAAAGAGCCGTCAATAAAAACTTCATAAAAATGATTTTCATAATTAATGCGAGCAGGCATGCGAGAGTTGCCAGGTACCGTAATAAAAGGTCGGAGCATCTCATTCATTTGTTGCTGGTACTCAGAGCGGAGCGTAATTTCATAATTAACAGTTACCCACGTCGGGATAGGCATTGAAATAGTTTCATAAACAGTGCGCTGGGTTGACATGTTGCGCTTATTTGAATTTTTCATCTTCCCTGCAACATTCTTATTGGGACCATAGGATCGCGCCGCATATGCATTTTGGAACTCTGACGTTTTCTTTTGATTTATTTGCCGGGCGACTGTAATAACACCCCCTTGAGCATCCGGAATAGCATAGAGATTGGCGTACACGGTGCCTTTCATGTTGGGATCCTTGTTTACAGATGCTCGATCAACAGTGATCAAAGGCAATTCTAAAAATTGTTCGGCATTATATCTTTCCTTGGCCTCGTCTCCCTTTATCTGATAGGAGCGCTCTGCGCTGACCCATAAAACCGGAACTTTTCGAAACCCTTCATTGCTTACGGCAGAAATGTTAAGGTCTTCATTAATAAACCTCATCATAGCGCGGTCGATTGTTTCCAAACTAGACGGCATTATTTCTATTTCTTGAAGTTTGCCTTCTACCTCTTTGTCGCCGACATAATCAAATTCAGAAGCTTTAGTATCAAGAATCTGTTGCTGTGTTCTTTTGCTGCGCGCCATTGTTTATGTTCTCCGTTATCCTACGAAGATGCCGGCGGGAACATTTTGTAAGACTTTGGCAGTAGAGTCTTGCATAGTAGAATCGGTGGACGCCATTTCAGAGTAGGTGAGCTCATCCAATGTGGCTTTGAGCTCTTCTCGCAGGCCGTCTTGTTCGGCTTTAGCTTGGGCCAGAAGGTCAGCCGCATTCAGTGTAACACTCTCACCTGGAATGGGAACCGTAGAAAACTTGCCGCGCACTTGGCCCAAAATCTCCTTAGTGAGAGCGAGCGCAAACCGACGGATCCACTGCTTACCTATGGCATTAATGTTCTCATAAGGTAGATTCTGGAAAGGAAGGGTATTCATGTTGTTAATACCTTCGATGCCGCTCTTGGGCTGTCCTGTTCCATCTTCCCATGGTTTAAATTGATTTTCAATTGTAAATTCAACCCAAAACTTCTCCGGGCTTGTAGAGTCCGGTTGCGGAAAAAGACGCAATTGATTGTTTTTTAGCTCATATGAATAATGCGAAATACGCGTCCAAATAGCATCTTCGTATGCTTGAGCCTGAAGCTTGTTTTGCCAAGTGGGAACGATTTCAAAGGTTGAATCATCTGCATATTGTCCATAAGTACGCAGATTACCGACCACCGAAAAGCCTCCATAATAGCCATAGAAGCGCCACATTGCTCGGGGCGTTTTAAAATAAACCCTTCGAATCACCACTCGCTTATCATCCACTTCCCCATAATAATTCAAGGTTCCTGTGTTATTTATATTCGCAGAAGAGGCTGAGATGATTGATTGCAGGTCATAATCCTGTTGTTCTGCAATCCGATCAATAGATGCCGAATAAATGGGAAGTGTGCCCCCGAGGCCCGTTTCTGTAATGGAGCGTTCGGATACGCGGCGAGCGAAGCCATAATCAAACCGAGGATACCTTAAGCTTACATCGGTTCCTGCCAATGGATCTGTACTTAGAATTTGACCATCTTGGTCAAAAGATGCTGTTTGGGCGCCCATCAGTGACGAAAGTGAGTTTTTGCTCTGATGGATGTTCAAGATGTAAGAATATTCTAATACTGCTTCTTCATAGGCCGCATAAACATTTCCTTCGGCCAACTCGATGTCGAGCACATCTCCGCCCAGCTTCTTATATGTATAGGCAACCTGATCGGAGGCGCCGGAGAGAAAGGCATCTGATCCCGCATAAATACCAAACGGCAACGTAGCAGCGACATTTAAAACAGAACCGGTGGATGTTAAAACATTTGAATTTGTTGTAGATGATGGATTAAGATTAGGGATTGCCATTAAAGTGCCTCGATTATACTATTACTAAATAGAAAGCCCCGCCTCAAAAGAGACGGGGCTTTAACTATTTTGACCTTACGTCAGGTATGACTAGTCATTCATGTCGCGAACGATCACGAGACCATACATATCTGGACGCACCATCTTCTTGGCGTAACGGGTCATGACACCCTTGCGAGGTACGAAGTCCTCGACGCCGAAGATAGTAGGCGTGGTCTGCAGCGGCACATAAGGTGCGTACACATAGCCACTCTCAAGGAAGCTACTTCCACGTCGGCCCACAAGGAGCAGATTACGCGGGAAGTAAGGATCGACGATAACGTCGAACTTCTTCGAAAGCGAACCAACCTTAACAGCACCCGCGTCGCCGCGGTCGCTATCAGCAGTCACATTGGCACGGAAGCCAGCCGTGAACTCAAGGATGTTGGCAACTTCAGGTGAACACACCACGAAGTTAGCAGCACCACGGAGAGTCTTGCGGTGGATCTGTGCGGAGACGTCATTGATGGTCTCAATGAGAGTCTCATACCACTCACTCACGTTACCCGTGAAGTCTGGCGTAGTGGACGAACCAATTTCTGCACCAGTTTCGCGATTAACGAAGCGACCAGCAGCGCGGGACCAGTAACGAACGCCAGCGGTTGCGCCGCGGACGAGGTCGTCAAGGATCTCACGATCGATCTCAAGGGCGATCTGCTCAGACAGAATCTGAGTAAGTTCGACCTCGGCATCAAGGTTGTGGTAGGCGTTAAGATCTTGTCCCAACTCCGGGGTCCACTTGGCCTTGAGCTTCTTAGTGATCGCGGTGACGGCCACCGAGTCGACCTTGATGTCGATCTCAGGGATTCGCTCACTGCCTTCCAGTCCCCACGTCGTGGATGCAGCCACCGAACCAACGGCGCCTCCAGCCTGGAAGCGGTCAACAGACGGGAATGACAACGGATGTGTCTGGCCCGGGTGACCGTCAATGGTACCCTGCTCGATCGACGAAGTCAACACAGCAGCAGTACTGGAACCCAAGAAACCAACGATAACGTTGTTATCGCGGTCCGATCCGGAGAACTGAGTCAAACGACGCAGCTGCGAACCAGAAACAGTGCTTGTGTCAAAAGTAAGAGCAATCAAATCATCATAGTTAAACTGAGTATTCGAAATCGTACCCGTCAGCTCTGTGCGCTGAAGTTCATAGAACGCCACAACAGACGAACCAGACGTAAGGCCCGGATCATACTGGCAGAGACGATCCAGAGTTGCATCACCATTACCATAAGTACCCTTCTGCAGCGGAGTAACCTTAGCAGAAAGATTAAAGTTAATATTGGTTGATCCAGTTGGAGAGGAGAAACCGTTGTTAAGAGCATACGGTCCACGCTCTGCCCAAACGCCCGTCAGCGTAATGCCGCCGGTGATTTGGGAACCAACTTCGTCGCCACCATAAATCGACTCATCAGCAATGTTGCCGAGGCGCGATGTAATAGTGTCGTTTGGTCCTAGATTTGGCGAATACACGAAATCCAGGAAGAAGATGAGGCCACTGGGGAGACTCATCGGCTGAACGCTAACGAGATCGTTGGCGATCAGATTGCCGAAAACACGGCGAACGAGGGGGAATGCGACAGCCGCAAAGCCCTCAACGTCGCCAGCAGCCATGCTGGACGACTCACGGAGTAGCTCTTTTGCTTGGTTCTCAAGCAATCGGGCCATACCGTTCCGATTGGCATCATCGCCGATACCTTCTAAAAGGCCCGTCTGTTCCCATTTGGAAATCAGAGCAGAACCTTCCGCAGAAAGGTCACGATTGACAATACCTTCGGTTAATTTTTGTACAATAGACATTTTGTATAACCTCCTAGTATGTTATTGTTATTTATTCAAACCTGCTAAACGCAGCATACGATCCATCTTAGGATCGCGTTTTGCCGTGTTGTTTTTCTTAGAATTGATCAAAAGCGATGTAGGTCTCTGAACTGCTTCACGAAGTGTCTGTGGGCGTACACGGGGATCAGCCGTTGCCCCCACTGCGTTTTGAATTGTTTCATAGATCATACTTGCTTCTTCAACAGAAGTGGCGGATTGAACAGCTTCGACAATTTGATTTTTTTGTCGCTCATTCAAGGAGGCGCTGCTAAGTGCCTTGTTTTGATAAACAAGCTTGGCGTTTTCCAAGTTCAGCTGAGTCAGCTGAGTCTTGGATTCAGTTAAAAGGGCATATAGCTCTTTTAGTGATTCTTTAAGTTCAACGACGCGGGACTCCTCCAGCGTGTCGTCGGGCACCACATCAGGTGCCGTTGATGCATCTTCTTCGATTTCTTCTTCTTCTTCCAGGTGAGCACCCTGGGCCTTGGCCATGGCATCGTTGTTGGCTTGCTCAATGCTGTTGTCGGCAGAGTTAATAGATGACCATCCCTGTGGTCGAGGGACCATGTCAACAACCAGATCTTCAATAAGATCGGCCAGCATTTCTTCAGTAAGATTGATGTCTTCGTCTTCTTCTAGATTTTTCATCGCTGCATGCGACTCCTCTTCGGCAGCCGCTGAGCCAGCGTCGGTGGTATGAGTCATGTCAACGGCGGTTTCGCCAGCTTCTTCGCCCCCGGCGCTCTCAGATTCGCCCGGATCTAGAAAAGTGGTGTCATCATCCACCCCTTCACTCAACTCCTCCGCTACTTCAGTTGCAACCATTAACGAAGCAGGATCAATTTCTTCCTGATCGATGCGCTCTTTGAGGGCATCAAAATCAATTTCCACTAAATCCGCCTCTTCTGGGGCACCCAATTCTTCAGTCTGAAAAGCATAGGGAACATCTTCAGTAAAAGTAGCATCGGCTGCCGCAACAGCAGAGGCCTCTGGGTCCTCCAGACCCAGGCCGAGATCAAGCTCGTCCTGTTCTAAAAGGGTGTCGAGGGCGCCCTTAACCTCGGCCGAATACTTCTCTAATACAGCATTTTCGGCGTTTTTAAGTGCGGCTTCCTTAAGGGCTTTAGCGTCAACAATCGCTTCTTCTAACAGTGAAGACATAGAATTACTCCAAATCTGACATCGCGTCAAAAATAAATAGTTCGTAAGATGAGGAAATGACTAATAGATGTATTATTCGTAATTTGTAAGTACGCCATTAAGCTTAATATTTTCAATGCAAGTCCGGGTGGCCATGGTCGAGGCATCGGCACCAGTTTTATAAATGGCAAACATTCCCACCAAGTGACCATTACCAGCTATATCTACACTTACACCAGAAGTATACAAATCTGTCCAACTATCGCCATGATCATCGCTATATCTGTATTTCACGGTATCATCTATTACCTCGACTCGAAATAGCCTGTCTTCCGAGAAATCTACCTGGGCCCGGGCGGTACTTCTTTCGGTACCAGATTCATATACCAAGTAATAGGGAGCCGTTTGTCCGCCCTCGTAACAGTACAGTGCATAATCTATCTCCGTATAATTATTAGATGCCGCGGGGTTGCTTCCAGTATACGCCAACCCTATCATGTAGTAATCCCCAGTTAACTGGTCAGCGGTAGGCATAAACTCAATATATCCACTACTGCCATCAGTTATCTCAGCGAGAGTAACGGCGCCACTATCCCAACCATACCCTGTATTTGTCCTTATAAATCCACTTCTCTGTCCGATCCCATAAACAGTGGTATATGTGGTATTGGTGCGATTTGCAGCCACTTTGGCATTACTATCAATATTAGTAGTAATAGTACCCGCGACCTGCAAACCATTGGTCAGCGTGTAGGAGAGTCCATCGGTGTTTGATATAGTCATGTCATAGGACCCAGTTTGGGCTGATGCCGTGAGCACCAAACTTAAACTCACTGGACTGTTAAATGTTAGTGTACCAGCTGAATGCCCGTCTGTGTCAAACTGACTATCAAAGCTAACCGTACTTCCATCCGTAAAGCCATAACCATCTATGTCAATGCTCCCCGTCGTACTCATCAGGCGCTTATAAGTATCAGCGGACCCATGAGCGGACCCACTAACCCAAGGATCATGAATTGCAGTTGCCACGCCGGTTAATGTAGAGCCGTCGCCATAGAAGGCAGACGCAGAAACATTCACAGAAGCCGATACGTTGCCGGCAATTGTTAGCTCGTGGTCCTCGGTAGAACTCGGAGCATAGCAGATTCCGACTTTATCGAATTCTGCGCATGTTCTAATAAGATTTACTTGATTTTCGCCGCCCACCTTTAAATCAATATCAAGCGCGCCATGATTAATAATCATTTTGTCTTGGCTTCCTTCTTCTATTTTTATAAATGTTCTACCACCAGCAGCTAAACTGATTGTGTCATCTTCAAGTCTAATGAACGTGTCGGCATCCCCATTATGATAGAGGTACTCGTCAAATCCGGCGTTTCCGGCTACGTCGAGAGTATAGTCCGGTGATGAAGTGCCTATGCCTACTCGGTTTGAGCCCGTAGCAAACAGTACGGTCGTACCCTCGGTGGTGTCGGCTCGGAAGATTTGTCCGTCGTCGGATGAAGAAAGATGAAGAAGGGCGTCCGGGTGATTGCTTCCCGCAATACTTGCGCCGGCACCAATACCTACATAGCCGAGTGCGTCGGCTTGGTCTGAGATTACAAAGCGGTATCCGGGTATACCGCCAGTGCTATCATCAAAGATAGTGAACCCATACGCGTCAGATCCCATAGAATAAGCTCGATAGTTAGTAGCATTAAACTGTATGAGGGCATTATCAGCGCCTTCGATGTCGAGCTGCCTGCTGGGGCTAGCAGTGCCGATGCCGACGTTGCCGTCGCCGCAGACAACGAAAACGTCATCATTGCTGTCCGAATTGGTATAGAATAGATTGTCGCTGTCGCTTCCGGAAACATGTATCCGTCCCTTGGTATTGGCGGCAGACATGGATGGGAGGCTGAGATCACCGTCGGTGCTTAAACTCATTTTCCAATACGTATTGTCGGTACCCCAGGAGATCGCGTCGTAGGAGACGAGGTGGAGATCGCCGCCCTGGGAGAGGATGTTCATGCCGCCGCCGGTCATACCAATGATTTCAGTGCCATTGGTGCCTTCGATATAAAGTGTAGCAATTCCGCTGGACTCATTAGTCTTTAATACCAAATCTGTTGCATAAAGGGCACGACTAGAACTGATGGCGCCATCGACGACCAAGGGGATACCCGAGCCCGACACGGTTACGACGGAGCCATCATAAACAAACCCAGAGTCGCCGCCCGTACTACCGCCATCATTATATTGAACGTTTGTGTCGGATCCGGCTGGGGATGCTGTGGCTGTGATGTTTTCCAGATTCGAGCCGTCGCCATAGAAAGCTGATGCCGATAGGTTGTGGGAGGAGCTAATCTCATTAGTAGACCCAGAGATCGCCATGCACAGTTCGCCGCCGGCCACAAAACCTATGGCGTCCTCAGACCAATCTAAATAAGTGTTTCCCTGGGCATCATCTTCATTATAGATGTCCCCACGATTAACGGACCCAGTTGCAAATTTGTATGCCATGCTATAAATAGAACCCAGAACACAAAAGGGTGGGTATCCCGAAAGATACCCACCCCAGTTTGTATAGCTATCTCCGAAGAGAAGCTAGAATTGTCTTCTTAGAAGATGTGCCAGTCATCAGTACCCGAATCATAGACCAGAGTAATAGCAGCACCAGCACTGTCAAGAGTGACGGTGGATTCACCATCAATGTCCTTACCACCATTCTTACTTACAATGACGTCGTTAGCCATAGCAGCAGAACGCTTAATTGCAAGCCAGTCACCATGGACCGGAGCGGCAGGCAAGTTAACAGTAGTTTCAGCACTACCGTTAATAACCAAATAGCTAGACGTCAAGGACGCCAAAACCGTGGTTACGCCGGCAGCCGGATTCTCAAGACCAGTATAGCGTACGCCACTAGCCATGAAAGCACTTCCCGACATCTGAACAAAATCAGTAACAGCATTACCAAGTAACGTCACTCCCGTAGAAGTGAGGTTGGTCGCAGTAATTGCGGCTGCCGAGGCAGCACCAATGGGAGTTCCGTCAATAGCACCGCCATCAACGTTAATGTTGGTGATTGCCTGGTTGTTAGCATCAAGTGCGGCGCCCAGAGTTGTAGCTCTGAGGTCATCAATGTATGCAACACCGTCAATGTACAGGTCCTTCCATTCTTTGGTGGAAGAGCCAAGGTCAATAACACCATCGTTGCTCGGAACAAAGTTAGCACCCACACCACCACTGAGACTAAACTCGTAGTTAGCGTTGATGTGCATACCGTTCTGATCCATCACAACATTTCCTTGCAAGAAATCAGCAGTGGAAGCGTTAACATCCAGATTGGCACCACTGACTGTGGTGGCAATAAGCGTAGCGCTTGAATCAATAGTAACATCACCATTCGAGGCAATAGTGATTGCATCGTCGGTAGTTACAACACCAATCGTCGCACCATCCTGAAGCAGAAGCTTCTGTCCGGCGATCTGACCAGAACCAGAAATGGTTCCTAGGTTTGCCGCGTTGCGGCTCGAATCAACAATGTTTGTGCCGTTAACGTCGACACCAGTTGCGCCGTCGATCTTACCACTTACATCAACCGAAGCACCCGTAAAGGCGCCAGCTTCCGATAACGCACCATTCTGCGCCGACCAAGACGCAACATTAAGCGCACCGGAGCCCGAGAGCAAGCCGCTGCTCGGATTAAAGGTGAGAAGTGCATTGCTCGGGTTAGTAGAACCATCACTAGTTGCCACAGCAATGGCAGCGCCGTCAGAGCTAGCCGTCTGAGACATGACAAGCATCAAGTCCAAGTTTGCACCAGATCCCGTAACATCAACACTGTCAGACGAAATGCCTGTCAGGTTAGAACCATCACCGTAAAGAGTGGTAGCACGCATATCATCAGCCCAAACCGTTGCAGGGCGGTTACCGGTGGTACCAATTGTAGACTCACTGTCCGTTCCGAACAAAAGATCGAAAGGTCCATTGAGTGTTAAGTTACCGGATAGAGCAGCCGCTCCATCCTGAAATTTATAAGCCATTTTAAATCCTCCTATAGATTGTGTTGGCAAAACGGGTAATTATACGATTAGCGTTTAGAGCATCACGCGCGGACTCCATCCTAGGAGGGGCAGATAAAGCAAAAACCCAAATTCACATCCGTTTTATGTATCAATTAGTCATCCCACGACGAAAAAGGCAAACTAAAATAAGTTTTTCAAAGAAAGTTACAAATTAATAGATATACCAAGCACTTACCCCATCCGTATAAATATTTATCGAACCGTAATTACTCCCTATCCGAACGCCCGTCACTCCGTCAATAGTGTCAGGAGATGTTGGCGAGATAATAATGTTATTAGAAGAAGCATTTCCCCCCTCATCTTTAAACACAAAAGTTTGTCCGTCAGTAAAGCCAGCCGCGGCTGGTAACGTGTGGGTCACCGTGTTGGATGTAGTATCTGAGCCTACAAAATAATCCGTTGTCAGCAACGTATAAGTGGCTGCAGATACCAATGTACGCTGGTGTATAAGCGCCCCCGATAGGTGCGTAGATCCCGACACATAGAGTTGTGAAGATGGGCTAGTGGTTCCCCCCACATTTAGGCTACTAGTGGTATAGGCATTGCTAGCATCAAGAACACTAAACACGCTGTCGGCGGCCGAAATTCCTGTTAATTTAGAGCCATCGCCATAAAACGACGAAGCTGAGACATTCACACTAGCCGACAGAGACCCGCTGATAGATACAGTATGATCGGGTGTATTGCTGGTACCAAACGACACGCTGCTCGTAGTATAGGCTGCAGTGGCCGTAAGGGTAGAAAACACGCTATCGGTGGCTGAGATTCCTGATAATTTAGACCCATCGCCATAAAACGCAGAGGCCGATATATTAACGGAGGCACTCATGTCACCCGTTAAAGACAAAGTATCGCTAGCAGTTAAAAATAAAAGCGCAGAGCTTCCGCTAAAGGAGCCCGCCGATGAATGAAATTGCAAAGAGCCAGTTGGGCCGGTCGCATTCGTGCCTGCAGCCGAAATTGTAAGGGCACTCATGCGACCACCATCCGTCAATGTAATGCCGGTGCCGGCGGCCAAATAACGACCATTAACTAATTTAGTATTTCGAGTTAACGTAATGTAATCAGCATCAACCGGAGGATAGGGAGCACTTCGAGGTTCCGGTGCTGTAGAGCCATCAACGGTATCAACGGCTGTGTCGACCGGACGCGTGATTCCCGGCATCACCTGAAAGTTGCCGGCTCGGGCTTGAACGCAGTCGGCGGTTATTTGAAACTTATGCTCAACTTGACCAAAGTAGTAGCGTGTATCGTTGTAGGTTCGTACAATTTCATAAAACCTCTCCCCATATTGAATGAAGTCGCCCACGCGGACGTAAAGGTTTTGATCGGCTGTCAGGCGTTTGCGGTGAAAATTAACAGTTAATTTTTCTTCATACTCATAACCGTATCGATCATTGGTCTGCTCATTCTCAACGGTAACATATGCGAACACACGAACCGGAGGGAGCGACACCTTTTCAATCGCTTCACCATAAATGTCACTGAAATTAGAATCTTCGATGCTTATTGGATAATAAGCAATAGTCTGTCCGACGACGCGTTCGGCCAACTCATCGTTGACCTGTTTTACTAAATCCCGCTCTTTTTGGCCGAAGAACATCGGCGCGGGCGGGTTAACAGGTTGCGACCACTTATTTTTAGGATCAGCCATTTAGTGGCCCTCCCCAAAAGCCTTCACATTTATGTAGTTGCGAATTCTCTTTTAAGAATGCCTCGTATGCCATTTGTCGCCATAGCCCCAACCACGGCTCCTCCTAGCCTACGCCGGATGAGCCAGACCAGTTCGAACCTTCGGGAGAGTTGGCCGTATTGTTGATGGTATCGGTATTAATTCCTGTTAAACCTGCAATCACGTCAACATCGGACGCACCACTGAGATAAAGTTCAGTTAATTTAACTTCCCAAATTTGACTGGTAGATCCGCTAGTGATCGTAAAATAGTTATCGTTTGCACCAGCAGTAACACCGTTGGCTGAAAAGCCTACTTTGACCGCGCTCGCGGTGTTGTTCTTAACTTGCACCCACTTAGTCACGTAGGGAAATCCCACAACCGTGGTGCTGCTAGCGTCAATACCGCCCTTGGCAAACGGTTTACCAGAAACCTGGTAAGATCCCACGTTCTGTAATCCTACCGTATAATTAAAATGTGACATGTTTCTTTCTCCGTCTATTAAATAGCACGCTAAATGCTGTTTTATCTAAACAATTTAGCATCCTTTTTCCTTTGTAGCTTTTGTTTCTCGCGAACAGCCTTCTGGTGTTTAATTTTTCTTTTCACGCTAGGCTTTATATAATAACTCGTTTTTTCTCTATAAATCTCTAGGACGCGTTCCTTTTTGCATTTTTTACTAAAGCGGCGAATAAGTCGTTCACTAGACTCTCCGCGCCTCAATTCAACCGCCACATTCGTTGCCATGGCTCACCTACTTTCTTTCTTTGCTATTTCATTGAGATGAACATCCCAATGCCGTTTGGCGCCATTGAAGAGGCCCGAAATGTCCACCCCGGCGTCGCTTGGGGCCACTCCACTCAAAGGGGCTGCCTGTTGTCCTGGAGATCCTTGGGCCGGGGCGGGCGTCGTTCCCTCGAACAAGTCCACGCCGTTAAAGCCGTCGCCGCCGATGGCCGCCATTAATTTTGCTTTATGCTGTTTTAGGCTATCACTCTGCTCAGTTGTGAATGCATTCCGTCTAAGACGCTCCACCATTGGATCTCCTTGCGGTGGCGCGCTGGCCACCACTTGCGGTGGGGATGAAACTCCTTTGGTTACTTCGGATATAATTCCAGATAAAATCCCTTCCTCAAAAATGACTTCTTTGATACACTCTTTAATAAGAGGCTTTAAAATTTTCTTCAATTCTGTTTTTTTCATTGTATACCTGCTAATACTTTCATGCGTCTGACGACACCTTCATTAATTTCTATTCTCCCTGTAGGGGTTGGCGCCATAATTTCTTCGCCCTTTGGAACAATTTCGATACGCACCGGCTTTCTAAGTGGCTCCTCTTCGTCAGGCAACGAAGGTACCGCAAGTGCCTTTACAAATGTCTTAATACGATCCATGATGGTGCGTTCCTTGGCTTGCGCTACTTTCGTTCTTAACAAATCAACAAGACCCAAAAGCATTTCGGTATCGTTAGCGTCCACCAGGCCAGCAACCCCGACTGTGCGCAAGACCAGGTCAATAGCGGGCCCTTCGACTACATTATCTGGAATAATGTCAATTCCCAGCTGATTGTCGTAGTCATTTAGCGTCGTGATAAACCCGGCGCCGGGTAAGTCAGTGGCTTTATAATTGAGTGCCTCATCCAGCTCTTTGAGGGCATCATCCGGTAACAGCGCAACCATAATGTCTGCTTGCGTATTAAGATTAGAATCACGAATCAATAAAGTTAATTTATCAACAAGCTGTTCGTCAAGGCCTGGGAACTTGTCTAAAATTTCCATGTCGGGGAGCTGTCGAATCAGGTCGACCATATCACGCCGAATCTCTAGAGAGTCGCCAGGCGCTTCTTTCCGAGCGAGCTGCATGATTTCATAAACTCTTCCAAAATTTGCGGCCACGTATTCGTCAGATAAACACTTAGGAGGGAGCGAGAGAGCAATGTCCACTATATCTAGAAACATCTCCTCCATAGGCAGGATTATCGAGGTGTTATTAGAAATAGCACTTCCAACTTTTATTATGTCTTCAGTAAGAATAAGGGCGGCTTCAACAATAGCAAGCACGCATTCTCGGTTTTCTTCACCAACTATCGTCATCAGCCAGCGATGCAGCCTGGACCTTCCCTGCTGGACGCCGGCTTCAACTGACTGTGTGACGGCGCTTTTCAGACTCCTCGTCCCTTCTGTAAGACCACCGGAAGCACTCACTCTGCTTATTCTCCCACAATGTCGTTTAATAAATTAATTATTTTGTTTTTCTTTTCAACGTGCTCGTTCATGAGCTTGTTTTCGCTAAGTCCCATAAAGGCGCCGGGTGTCGACGGCTCCGAAACGATATCGAAGCAGATGAGTTGAAAGTCATCTTCAACGATTGTTTGTCCTTGCCGCTCAGTGACCGACCCCATTCCACGAGAAGAGATACCGATCTTAACACCAGCATCCACTAGCGAACGCAGGATTTGCCCTGCGGGAGTGTCCAACACCTTGCACTTACCCATAACCGTCATGCCATCCATCCATATATCTGTAACCATATGCGAGACATTAACAAGATTAATGATTGAAGAGTCAGGGTGGTCAAGTTCGCCCAGGGCGCGGTTGTCGTCGACAATACTCTTATATCGATCTACTTCTCGCCGCAAGACACCTTCAGGGTATACGCGCTTGTTGCCATTTTCAGTGTTGCACTTCTGCATGGGACCTGTGATAAACATGGCCCCTTCCCGAACCATCCTCTTCTCGGCTTCAGTCAGAAGATCCTGACAGACACCGCCTTCGCATAGTTCATAAAATTCTCGGAGAAGTTGGGGCATAATTTATTCCTCTTCCGCGGCGGGCTCTCCCATGGGGCCGCTGCCACTAAAGCCGCCTTCGGGGGGAGGCCCATCGGGGGCGCCCATGACTTGGTCAATTGCATCTCTGGCCGCGGCCATTCCCGCAGCAAACGCCTCTTCGGGAGAAAGCTGACTGATGTCATCAACATGAACCTCTGTGCCTGGGGCGCTAATATCAATTGCTTCGCCATCCATTTCGCCGCATTCGTCAAGCTCCTCGCCACGATTCACTGTCTCGTTTAAGAAGTATCTTGGGTCTATTCTTTTTACATTTTTTCTGCGTGCCATTATATTATTCCTTTAAAGTAGTCAACTGCCCGAGCAGCATCGTCGAACTGGTTGGATCATCCATTTTTTCATGATTGCTCACCTCCTTTGTGGACCACACGGATCCCGTAATCCTCGACCAACATACTCAAAAAGTATGATGTTCCAGCACTAATGCAACCGCACATGAACGCTGTCATGGGCTGATTGCTAAAACTAAATAGTTCTGTATAGGGACTTACGCCCCATAGAAACACACCAACCCAAAATCCCATGCACAGATGGCAATGGAATAAGCGGCCAAAGCCCCACATTGATTTACAAGGTGGGCGGATCTTATTAAAGATGTGTCCGTGTATAATGATAAATGTCATGCCGTATGCGGCAAGTATAAAATGTAATAGTTCCATTAATTCTTCTTTTCTATATGTTGTCCGGCATATCGACAGTGCGGCCTTTGTTGTTATCCCGTAAATACTCTTCTAGTTCTGCTGTTATATCCCAATCAGGATCAATAGGCTCGCCGGGGGCTTTTTTGCCGATGGCCGCGATTATAAATTTTATAAATTCCTTTTCAACGTCCCCGTCGAGCATACGCGCAACATGATCGTCCATATCCAATTTAGATATATTGCCTCCCGGTCGCTCCTCGTCGTCGACCTGATACATTTTCAAAATAAAGTCTGCACTACTGTTAGCTCTTGCGAAGATCTTTTTAGCGGAGCTAAGACCAGGAATTTCACCAGTTAATACATCGAAAAAAGCTTTTCTATTTTTATATTGTATTCCACAATTAAGTGTTGCCAATAAGTCTCCCCACGTTTCAAGATCCCCTTGCCTTGATAACAGCTCTGGAAATTTTTTCTCACAATAATCTTGTTGAAGTGTGGCATCCATTTTATCAAATCCTTTAGCAAGTTTGTTTCTAACGTTTCCCAACATGCCGATGGCCTTATCGCGCATAGATTGCGGCGGAGCGGGTGGATTGGGCGGATTCTGTTCTTGCAAAAACTCGCGCCACCCTTCCATTATGAGCTTCATCTCACTCATGGATTAATACCTATTTCTGAGTGGGTAGTAGTAGTAGCCAGGACGCATCGAGCCCTTCTCGGCATACTGGGGTACCTCGCCGTATTCGGTGGAATTGCGGTCAGAGGGGTGGGTATACATGTCTTCGAGTTCTTGCTCGTACTGATCGGCGACGTGCTCGTGGGCCGCCTCATAGTTAAGAAATTCACTAATAACCAAAACAGTAGCCTGTAATGAATTAATTTGTTCATTTTCAAAAATGGCGCCCTCTAGGGAGCGAAAAAGATTGCCCCCCTGAACGCTCGCACGATCCACAACGCCCTTCGATGCCAGCAACTCAAACAAACGACTCTGATAATCATATACATCGTCCGATGCTAACGATTTTGGAAAAGTGACCACCTTCATTTGATCTGGAACTATTGCTATGTCAATCTTGGTATGATCCATGATGAGCAGAGAACCGTCCAACGCTCGTCGAGCGTTTAGCTCCACGGTCATCTGGGGGCCACCTACTTTGATTTTAATCATTGGGACGCAATTCCTTTACAAGTTCCTGTGTCTTCAGCACCTTACTAAGGTCGGCCTCAGTGAAGTCGCGCTTACGAAATTCTTCTAAATAGGCTAGAACTTCCTGTGATTTTTTAACAATCAAGGGCTCAAAATCGGGATCCTCGGTCCGCTCAATCACCCCCTTAAGTCGGGATAACTCTTCGTTAAGATAAAGTCGCAACTCAAACCCATCATCGGCAAAGCTCGTGATGTATCTATTCAATAAATCTTTTTGTTCTTTTAAGAGGGAGTGATATTTGTTGTTAAACTTTTGGATAAAAGAGTTGTATGTGATGCTATCTAATGCTTCTAAGCGTTCCGATAGAGCATTTTCATTTATGCTGCTCATCCTATCAACCACAGCTTGCTCAAATAAAACACGCTTTTTCACACTAGTTTTATTGGTAAAGATAGCATTAACAGACGCCAAAGACTTAAAATTGGGCACAAAAGTGCTCCATATTTCTTGACCCAAATTCTTATTCATTGCTGAAATTAATTTAGACTGTGTGTCAAACAATGCATTTTCATCTAATTGTGCGTACGCTACTTTGGTCTCGTGCAGGAGTCTCTCGGCAATCTTGGGCTGAGTGTTGGTGGTTTCTAGTAAAATGCGATAAAGATCTAACTCTTGTGCTAAGAGCTTGCCGGGCGTAAAAAATTCCTTAAGAATCGGCATGATTTCGTTTTTTCGATCGAGATTCTTCTCAACAATGGCCTTAGTAAAGGCTCGCGTTAATGTTTCATAAATAAATGCTGTATTGCGCTTCTTGTTATGTTTCATCCTTTTCCGCCTCTTTCTTCTCTAATTGTTCTACAAGTCTTCGAACTTGCACAGTATTTTCAACCAAGCGAGTTTCATTCTTGTTATAAATAGATTCCTTTCGACGTTTCGAACCATATCCCAGTGATGCAGCACTCATGTCGCCCAACGGATTACCCATACCAGAACCAGCATTTTGACGATAAGTGTTGGTCTCGGGTCCTAACGAACTCCTGGTCTCCCGACGGAAGGGGCCCCCATAGGTCCTCCCATCACGCGGACCATCATCACGCCGGCCGGGTGCCGTAAGGAGCGCAGTATCATCTGCGGCTTCGGCATCTGCACCGAGGTCACCCGCCTCTGCGCCACCAAGATCACCCAGGTCACCACCCAGGTCACCCTCGTCCCCCAGGTCTCCCAAATCATCCAGATCCCCTAGACCACCTCCGGCTTCATCAGCGGCGGCCTGCTCGGTGACCGATTCTAGTGCTTGCTGATACTTACGATCATAAAAGGATTCACGTTGATTACGCAAGAACTCCTCATCAGAAAGACCAAGAATGTTGCTGGCGATCCAACGCTTGCTGTAGGTGCCCTCCGGAACACTTCCGGCGGTATCGAATTTGGTTCGCAAGTATTCTAAAGTTTGCAACTCAGCCAAACGAGAAGGGTTGTTTAACGACAAATCAAAACTTATAAGATCCTCGCCGCGGAAGCCAAGAGTGTATAAGTGAACAACTGCTACTTTTTCTAGCTCCGTAATAAAGGGTCGCTGCAGCCTCTGAATGGTGCGTGCAAACCGGATGTCTTTCTGGGCTAATGTTGTTTTATCTTCCGTGTCCCCCTCAAGATTTGTCAAATAAGATTGAGGAATCTTAATCGCCGAGAACAGTTTATCGCGCATGTATTTCACATCTTCGATGTCGTCCAAAGATTTAGCTCCCGGAAGTGAAGTGATGTCAGAACCGATGCCACCTCGCATGGGAATAAAGTAGTCTTCTTCAAGCGACAAAGGATTGTAACGAAGGTCGACGCGGCCCGTAGTAGCATCAACCAGAGCATTTCTCTTCATCTCACTTTTAACTTTCTCCATGTACTGCGCAACATCATTTGGCGGAATGTTGCCCACATCAATTTTGAATACTCGACGCTCCGGAGCGCGAACAACGCGGTAGGCAATCATCGCATCTTCTAGGAGCGTGAGCTGGCGCCATATGCGGCGAGCAGGGTCAAAGACCGAAGTGCCGTAAGGGGCATGCCTATCGTTTCCTAAGACACGAAAATGTGCAATCTGCCAGTTCTCAAAAGTCATTCCGGCACCATTCCACTGATATTGAATATAATTGGGATTTGTGGGGTCTTGCCCCTCCAATCTCTCCACCTCCGTATTGGGGAGGCCGATAAGAGAAGTCACTCCCAGGTTCTCGTCTACATCGAGATACATAAAGAGATCCCCGTATTTACACATCGAGCGGCTCCAACCAAATGCATTAGCCTCGATGTTTAAAACATCATAAAACAGAGAAGTTAAAATAGTTTTAATTTCCAGATTCATGCATGAAATGTTAAGAAGCCGGTCAAACTCATTTGAAGTAGTCATCTCATCTGCATAAATGTCAAGGGCCGCGGCAAGCTCCGGTGTGTATTCCATCTGTTCGAAGTCAATATATCTCTCAGCCCTGTTTTGGTTACGGAAGGCGGCCGAGGTCAACATGTTGAAATTTTGCGACATGTTGTTGTCGGAACGACGGAATTCCTGACCACTCATAGAGCGGAATCTATAACGGTATTTATCTAAATCATTCCGGCGCTCCTGATGGGCTAGCTGCGCCCGATAATTAATAATCGGGCCCGAGAGTAATCGCGTGAGCCTCCTAAATAAAGGCGCTCCTGGGTTTCTGGGGTTTCTTTCGTTTTTGGCCATTTTTATCCTTTAATCAATCCTAAATATTGCTCGTTAAAGCTTTGTCCTTCGCTAGTCCTCTGAGATTCTTTGGTAGTTTGATGTTCTCGCATACCGGGTATCGTGGTTGAAATCCTTGTATCGGAGGTTGAAATCGATGACAAAAACTGTTTACTGTATTCCACATTTTTCTGATTCTCAACAATCACCGTATCTCTTACCCAGCATCCAATTGCGAAGGACATAACCAAGTCGTCATTATAACTACGCATTGCCTGAGGTCTTCCCGCTTGCCAAATAAAAGTTTTCATTTCTGAAAGCAGACGGTTAGAGTTAATCTTAATTAGTTTGTTTCTCATAAACTCTTCCATCTTGGCGACGATAAGAGGCCTCGTTTTAGATGAGGTCGTAAAGCCTGGTATAACATTAGTTTGCCATTGAGCCGAGACAGGGTCGACGTATTGATGGTCTCCTTTGGAAGAATGATATAGATTAGGATACCCTTTATCCAACAATTTTTTAAGTACTGCAAAGCCTATGTTATTATTTTCTATAACCAGCATAGGATTTCCATACTCGCCAGCAACGCTCCACAAGATCTCTGCAAATTCATCAGGTGTAGGCTTGCCAACGTATTCAGCCACTACCTCCATTGTTTCTAGTTCAAAAACGTGAAAGGCGCTGTTGTCTTTCCCGTCGCCCCGGGCGACATCAGCACAAATCAAATGAGCCTTTTCAGGATTGAAGTGTTTCCAAATCCAATAATTACGGTCGAACCCAGTACGATATTCAGGTGTCACTACTCTTTCTAAATACCATTGAATGTCATCGGGATGAATAACAGTCTCCCCTGAGACATTAAAGTTGCACTCCAATTCTTGAGCAATTTGTCGTTTCGACATGTTGCGCGTCTCTTTATCAAACCAAGCCTTGTCTCTATCTGGATGGGTGTCCCACATAAGAGTGGTCATATAAAAGTCGTTTGTTCCAGCCTCGGCTTCGACACAATTTTGATGGAACCAGTTGCCTACGCCGTTGGGAGTAGAGAGAGCAATGCAGCGACCACCAGTAGACAGGGTGGGATACAACGCAGTCCAAAGCTCATCTAGTTTTTCAACGTGAGCAGCCTCATCAATCACCAACAAAGAAAGGGCCTCAGATCGGCCGGCGTCGCCCGATGTCGAAGAGCCCTTAATTTGTGACCCGTTTGAAAGTTCAAATGATGTACGATTGTCGACAGTAATAGACGCAATTTGCATCCACTGTGGGAGGTTCTTAATGATGGCTTTGACTTTTTTGACCAGGTTGGTGGCTGTCTGCAGTTTTGTCGCAACCACCAAAATGTTTTTATCTCGATGAAACAACATCAGCCAACTAACATAAGCTGCTGTAATCGTAGAGATTCCCAGCTGCCGCGCCTTGAGAATAATGTTAAACCGATAATCGGTATAGTCTTTTAGAAGCTGCTCCTGATAATCATACGCCCTGAACGGAATCGTTCCCCTTTGAGGGTGGGAGATGCGGGCATAATTGGTTGTAAAATAAACCGGGTCTTTGCCCGCCTTGACAATCTCTTTTAAAACTTCTTCTTTGGTGAGTACGTCGGGCATGACATTTGTTGCTTACCTATCGAGTATCATTTTTAGGTCGACCCTTTGGGCCCAAAGAAAGCCAGTTGCGAATTGAGTCATCAAGCTTTCGATTTGGTTCCTCAGCATCTCCACCAGTACCAGGAAGGCCTGTGGGGGCCATGCCGCCAATACGATAATCACAGTGAGCGAGACAGTCTGTGCGGTAATTTGATAACCTATCCACTCGAATGTGGTGCTCCCCCTCAAGGGTTAATGAAAGGGTGTTGCCAGTAATGGCTTTGTATTCTTTCTTTAAGAACTTAACAATGTCTTTAAGTTGGGCAACAATCGTGTCTTCAAAATCATTCTTTTGAACATCCTTGATTAAAACTTCTGCTTGGTATTTTATTCTCAACAACGGGCCATGAAAGGACACCTTAAATCCATCCATAACTCGACGATCATTAATAAAATCGCCGTCTTCGCGCTTTAGGCCCGGGCTTCGTGCTTTGCCGTCGGCCGACAGAGATTCGTCGTGCGACCCATCATAGGCGTTAGCGGCTGCTTGATTAATTCCTTGAATGATTTCGTATACTGTTGCCATGTTATTCTTCCTTGTCGGGTCTCCAACCGGATTCCCATCTTTCTTCTCTTCCCTCAATCCACTGCACATAACATTTAAAGCAAGCTTCAAACTTACTCATGTACAAATCATCACGAGGATGAAAAGAATAAATAGAACATATAGGACAGGTCCTATTGTGATCTCTAATAAGTAGTTTTTTATTTATTAAAAATCCGTCTTCTTCTACTTTGTCTTGAGTTTCAGCTAATTTGGCAAACTTACGTTGCTCTTCTCGGGATTGAACAATGTAATCTTTCTCTTTGGTGTCGTCCCAAAATCGACGAGGATTATTAATTGCTTCTTCGCCATATTTCTGGGCGATTGCCTTCTCAAGTTTGGGAATGTAATTAGCATCTTTTTCAGTCATCGGCAACATCATCCAGATAGGGCTTAAGAGCATCCGCCAGTAAAGCCAAGAGGCGGGGGCTGCTTACAATAGCTTCAAGAACCGAAGGAGTGAAGGCAAGAGCTTCTCTATCTGCCCCATCCGTCCCTTGATCGGTGTATGAAGCATCGCTCCACGCATCTAGATCAATGTTCTTGTCTTCCAAAATAATATTTCGTATCGTGTCCAATATCGTCATTGTTTTTATATCCTTTCTTTATGCTCGCGTATCATGATCACGGCTCTGCTTGTGTATCAAAGTTAATTGCACCGAAGGATACCCAATCGCCTACCGCGGGTGTGGAGGGGTATTCGATCGTCACTTTGCCGTCGGTCTGGACATCGGCGCGCCCGTGAACGTAGGTGACGGAAGCGTCATAATATTGTACGCTAAATATCAGTCTATTAGCGGGTCGATACCCGGCGGGCAATGTAAAGACGAGATCGGCGGTGCCGCTGGTTTTTTTCGCCATCCCACGGATATGAATGAACCCCAGGCTATCTTTCATATATGACACGCCAAGGTAGCCGACACTATAATCTGCCCAGCCGGTTCCGTAAGCTACAGCAGTCCAAGCTTCCTGTGCATCGCTTGCATCGAATTTGCCAGCTGAATCCAGAGTCATATAGTTAGTGTTATTAATTCTAAAATAGACATCTCCGCCGGTGGCGGCATTCAGAAAGGTAGATCCACCGGTGCTCTGAATTATAGCATATTCGCCGGCGGCTGTCGCGTCAACATGACTGAACCATGCATAGTCACTATACCCTCCTCCGTAGCCTACCCGGGCTCTTCCTATATCAGCATAAGTATCGCTGTCCGGACTGATTGCAACTGTCCCATCTGATTCAATTGACATTCTTTCAGTAAGTGTTGTCCCGCTGTCGGCGCATGTCCAAAAGCGGATCGCGCCAGGATGTGAAGATGCATCGGTCCACGTACCAGTACCGACCTCTCCTGTTATCGTTGCAGCTGAATAATAAGTTCCATTATCCGTCTCGGTTGCATCGAAAAGAATTTCACCCAAGCTTTCACCAGCCTGGATAACAGTATCATCATATCTTTCAAATCTGATCTCTCCGGCATTATCGACAGTTCCATTCTTGCTCTCAAGTTTTAATTGGGGCAGCTGATTGCTGGTGGGTGTCAGTGTGGTGGTGGCTGCTTGAATTGTGACAGTATCGCTGTAAGCGTCACCAAGGGTGGTGTTACCATCAACCGTCAAAGCACCCCCCACATCTAGGGTAGAGCCATTCCACGTAAAATTTGAGTCGCCCTCAATGGTAGTAGAATTGGTCCAAATAGCTATTTCATTGTCAGCTGGTGTTCCTGAGGCGGCGACCAAGGTGCTTCCCCAAACACGGGAATCGATTTCGTCGGTTGCAACTGAGGTCCCATCACATATCAGTACCGTATTATCGGTGCCGGTCATCGATGCGACATTTGTTAAAGTTATGTTTGTGGCGTTAATTGTTACTGTATCATTAGAGGCGTTGCCGAGAGTAGTATCTCCCGTAATGCTAGCATCGCCCGTAACAGTAAGCGTCGACCCGTCAAAAGTCAGGTTTGATTCAACAGTTGCCTCGTCGGCATCCTTATAGGTAGCAACGCCGTTTGCGGTTGAGCCGTACCACTCGATGCCTCCTCCTCCGTCAACATTTGTTAAATTGGCGCCGTCGCCATAAAATGCAGACGCAGAAATGTTAGTAGAGGCCGATAAATTAGTAAGGTTATCCGCTATGAACTCAAGCAGCGCGCCTTTGGAAACAAATATACTATCACTCACTCTTCACAATCTCCGTCGATAGAGCAAAGATCCCCAGAGACGAAAGAGTACCAATACCAAATCCCAAAGCAACCAGCCATGGTTCCTTGGTGGGATTTTGTTTCAGAATAAGCTTTTCAAGGCGATCGTTTTCGGCCGCTTTTAAAATCATCATAGATTCATAGCGATCTTTCCAGGATTGAATTTCGATGTCTTTATAATCCAATTGAAGCTGCATTCGTTCTCCTTGCATGTGAAGTTCGTAGCTAATTCGAAGTTCACACTCTGCATCTTCAAATTTTTTGTCCACTGCAATCTTAGACGCAGCCTCATAAGTCATCAGGATTCCGTCGAATGGGGCGGCTTCGCCTGCCTTAATCGGGGTGACGTCATAAGCTTCTTCTGTGGAGGATTCGCCCTCTGCGCCTGTAGCTAGAGCTGCGCCCGGACAAACCAGGGCGGCTGCCAGATAAAGGGATACAATCTTCTTAACCATGTTTTAGTCCAAATGCTTCTGCTAATTCTTTTGCTAGCTTCTCAGGATCATTATAGCTCTCATCTACTAATCTTTTAAGCTCGGCCTTTTTGGACCTGTCGAGTTTCTCGCCGCGGGCGGCGAACTCCTCTTCTACTTGTGCTAATCTCTTGTTGTGTTCTGACAATCTTTTGTTCTTTTCTTTTGTTTCTGTGGCGTGAATTTCTTCTAGAGCGTTCATCTCCGCATCGTGAGCGTCCTTCTTGGATTCTAATAAATCCAATACCGCGCCCAAGAATGCACCGTTTCGTGTGAGAGCGCCGATGAGGGCTGCAACAAAAAAGAGTAAGCCCATGACGATTACCCACCAAAACCTTTTAGCTAAAAGCCAAGCTTTTTTGACTTTCATCTTGAGCCCTAAAAGTTTCACTAGTCAACCCCTTTTAGGCGGGCGACCATGTCTACCACTCCCTGAGTGCCAATGTAAACTACTGTGATCATTGTCCAATCTTCCGAGGCCAGGTCGGCGAACGCCAATAAACCGGTTGCAGTAATCCATGCTAAAAGCTTACGAGATACAAACTTATTAAGTACCTTGTCTAGTATATGTCTCATACGTTTAAACTCCTTCTCTATAATTAGGATGGAAACCAAAGTATGTCTAAGCAACTTAAGTTCAAATTTAAAAAAACCCTGAAAAAAGCAGAGTTTGTGCATGCTGACTTGGAGTATCATCAAGAACTTATTTCAGAAGCTAAACAGCTTTTTAACGATGAAATTTCAGCTCTTATCGCCAAGTTACCCGCCGAAGACCAAGCAAAACTTAAAGCCGAAATAGAGAGGCAGCATCTCAAAAACCTGCAGGCCCACCAGGAAGCGGCGGAGCGGGCGGACCGCGCAGGGCAGATTGAAGAAGAAGTTGCTCAGTTTATCAATGGCGACTGTACTGCTTTAGCCATAATAGAAGATCCCCACGATGACCCTGCTGATACCCCTAAGCCAGAGAAAGTTAAATCTATAGAATTAAAAAAACTATTTCGTAAAATCGCTGAGCAAACTCACCCAGACAAGGTGAGGGCGAACGGATTTTCAGAAAAGGAAATCAGCCGGCTGGAACGGGTCTTCAAAAAGGCTTTGCAAGCCTATACAGATAACAACTGGTATCTACTATATTCTATTGCCCACGAACTTGACCTTTCGATAGACAACGCCACGCAAACCCACATTGATTGGGTAGAAGAAGACATTCGTAACACTTTAGGGGCTATAGCACAAATTGCAAATTTGGTTGCATGGGGGTGGTACATCGGCAATGAGAAGGCTAAACTGCAAGCAGTTCGTTATTACTTTGAAACATTTTATAATTTCCACCATCCTGATCTACAATCTTAAAATCAAAGTTGGGCCATATGAGCAACTGATCTTCTATGTATTCAACTATCTCAGGCTCGGACTCAAACCCCTCGGCATACTGCATTTGGTTTATGGGAAAGTAATGCCACTCTAGCCATTGATAGTAAAACCTCTGAAATTCTTCCCTGTAGGTGCCGGGGCGCAAGCGGCGCTTAGCATAATACCTAACTGGTAGGGGTACTGTTACCTCATTGGGTAACTCTTGCAAAGCCTCCGTTTTTGTCAATTGAGATCTCCAAATCTACGATGTCTTTCAACGAATCCACATGCGAAATCAGAATAACTGTTTTGAAATACATCTTAATTAGCTGGAGGATCCTGATGAACCCCTCCATGTTCTCGGCATCCAAAGCAGTTCCGGGCTCATCCAGAATAAAAATGTTGCCCTTGGGAAGTGACGACACGGACAATAGCGCCAGGCGAATTGCCATGGCAGCAACGGTTTTCTCTGCGCCAGAACCCATCTCGATAGGCCGAGGGTCATGTTTGGGGTGCTTGATGAGGATGTCCAGCTTGCGGCCATCCTCTTGAAAGAAAGCATCAAAATCAACAATGTTAGATAAAACCTTGGCTATCTCTCCATTGATAACTGGCAACCGCTTTTTGATAATGTCATAAGCAATCCCATTAGAGTGAGTACATCGCATGAATAAATCATACGCCGCATATTCCTCTCGTATCTCATCAAGTTCTTTTCTCTTCTCTTTCAGGTCTTCAACTTTCTGCTCCATTGAGCCTAGCTGGCGATGGTGCAAATTAATGCTTTCTTCGGTGTCGGTAATCTCGGACTGAAGTTCTAAAATCTTTTTGTCGACCTCGGTGCGCGAGTTGATGAGTTTCTCAATGTTTTTGATTAAATCCTTTTTCTCTTCATACAAATTAATCTTCTCGTTGGTTGCGCGGAGGTTATCGCGGTATCCCTTAATCTTTGCATAGAGTTTCTCAATAGAAACTTTGTTATCGCGCTTCTCAATCTCGATGTTATTCTTTTGAATGATGTTATCATTATAGTTCTCGATCAAGCTGATCATCTCAACAGAATTAACTGAGATAACTTTTGTTTTGTAATTCTTTGCCTCTTCGATTCTTTCTATAATCTCGATCTCTAGCGCGGGCAATTCAGTAGTGGCCACGTTTGCATCATGGATAAACTGACAGGTGGGGTATTTATTGCCACAAGGTACTTCATCAAGAAGCTCAATCTTCTTAAACATCGCTTTATAGTCGTTATCCATAAGGCGCGCCTTATTAACAGTATCCTCGTATTTCTGCTTAAATTCATCATAATCTTGCTTCTGAGCCAAGAGATCTTCAATGTCAATGGTTGTGAGAAAATCATCATACTCTTTAAGTTTTTCGTCATAATTCTCGTTCTCTTGCTTAAGCTCCACAATATTAACGTCAGTACTGTCAATCTTGCTTTCTAAGATAGCCCGGGTCTCTAGCAGATTCTTGATGTCCAATCGTTCTGCTGGAATGGAATCAATCTGTGTCGTTAAATCGGATTGCTCCGATGACGCGTCCGACAAAAGTGACCTTAATTGTTCACAACTCTCAACCTCTTGATCTAGAACCTTCTGTGCTTCGTCTCGCTGAACTTCTGCGATCGCGATGTTATTACTATAGTCAACGTCGCCGACGCGGCGAAGCACTGCTTTTAAGTCCCCACTGTCCTCGTGAGCTAGTTTAAACTTTTTCTCAAAGATGTCTAAATCTAAGAACTTAGCAAGGATTTCCTTCCGACGAGTAGAACCCTCCTTAATGAACGACAAACTATCGAGCTGACTGGACATAGAGGTCAACAGGAAGTCTTCTACTGTGCCAAAACGCTTTCGAATATGAGCATCCGTCTCGTTACGAGTAGTGCCATTGAGACTCGTTTCTTCGCCCACTGCGGGGTCTAGGCCGCTAAAGTCTAAAAACGTGCGCGCTTCGTTGGTCACTTCGCCCTTAAGTTTCTTTACATATTTCTCCGACTGACGCTCAATGGTATAAGTCTTGTCTCCAACCTGCAACTCTAAGCGCCCCATGCAGTCTTTCTTATTTTGGTTAATAATGTTATAATTCTTGCGTTCATTCTTTGAGGTGGTGTTAAACATGGTATACAATAATCCATCAATAATGCTGGACTTTCCGGAGAAATTCTTGCCGAAGATGCCCACGATACCGTTCAAATTCGTAAAATCTACACTGTTTCCCTCGCCATAATTGAATAGGTTGTCCCACTCAAACTTGTTGAGGTTCCAATTCACGTTACGTGCAACTTCCTCGGTCTCCTCAATCTTGGAGTTGTACTTTCGATTGAGTTCGAATACGCGCTCAAGCATCTGCTCGGGGGGCTGGTAATCAACTAAGTACTCACGGATGAGGTCTTCTTGGACTCCTTTGTCTCGAAGGTTTTCCACCTTGAAGCCGGTGCCAATCTCCACAGTGCCGCGTTCTCCAGCAGCTCTGTTAAGAAATGTAATACTCTCGGGCTTGAAGCGATGCTTGGCTACCTCGACAGCCTTGCGCATGACGTCAAGCGGAAGATTGTTATTACTCACAAGACGCAACCGCGAGGTAGGAGGAATTTTTGTTCCCCTTGGCATTCGCCCCTTTGGCGTGAGTTCTATTGTTACGAATGGTTTGGGATTAAGCAAAACATGGTGACTCACGCGAAATTCGTTTTTGTCTTCAATTTCCCAAATCAAAAATCCCTTATCATTTGTCTCGCCATGATTCTGTTGAACGGTTGAACCGCAATACCTCACGCGGCCCTCGGCGTCTAGGATTTGATTTGTCTTGTGAATGTCGCCAAGTAATGCATAGTCGTGACCGGCGAAGACGCCGATGTCGTGATCACCGTGAGTCATCACCCAGCCGGTGTCGGTTTTGACACCAGACACAGAGCCGTGATAAAGTGCGATGTTGATTCGTGAGTTGTCGCTTGGTGCGACCCAGTTGTCTTCATCAAATACAGATAGCACATTGAGTGCGAGATCCGGCTCTAGAACAGTTTCTCCAGCGTTCTTGAGCAGATGTAGGTCCGGGAGGTTCAGAGCCTTCACAATGGGCGACAGGGCGTCCTGACGGGTACTGTTCTTCAGGTTGCCGTCGTGGTTGCCTAAGATGATGTAAGTTGGTGCGATTTTCGCTAGATTTGAAAAGAAGTCGGAGCAAAGCTCAACGAACTCTGGTGAAATCTGTGTCTTGGTGTGGGCGATGTCGCCGCAGTGAACAATGTAGTCCACGTTTTCTTTTCGTAGTGTTTCGTAAAGTTGTTCAAATACCTTCTTGTATTCGTAATGAAATTTTAAATTCTTTATGTGCGTGTCCGCAAGGTGTGCTATTTTATACACGTAGTTATCCCCTAGTCTATGATACTAGTATACAGGATGTGCAGAGGGTGTGTCAAGGATTATTTTTATTATTTCCTGAGTGTGGGTTCCATCCACTCTTCTGTGTCGACCTTAAGAATGTCGAAATCAAAGTCAGCGTTTTGGCGGAAATCTTTAATAAGATCCATAAGTTTATCGCCGGTTCGGATATCTTTCATCGCAAATCTGCTCTTCTCGATGAGGTCATCATATAATTCTTGAGACAATGATCCCTCAGCGCGCGAGCGTCTTAAGGCATTGGCGAAAGCTGCTCCCCAAGCGTCCTTACTGGGGAGACCTACGACGGGGCGCGAGTCATCAAAAGACCGCGTGATCTCTTCCTTGATAATCTGTCGTAGTTTTGCTTTTGAGATCTTCATTTTATTATTTCATGCCATAGAGAGCATAGATGCCGGCTTCATTGCTTTCGAGTCCAAGCTCTATCAAGTGCTGTTTGATTGCCTCGTACTCGCCCGGGATTCCATTGGACTCTAAATAGTTACTGAATTTTTCACTCATTGCATGTAGGGGGCGTAAAATGGTAAGCGCTTCAGCGGACGGACCAGAGGGTTCATCTTCTGGTACTTCTGGGTATTGTTCTATGTCTGCCGTATACTCAAGCTCTTCTCTAATAATTTCTTTGAGTCTTTGTTTAGTGATTTTCATTGTTAATCTTCCTCCGGAGGATCATCGCGATCCGGTCACTTCTCTCCCTCTTCCAGATCGCGCCAGCGACCTGTTTTAAGCCCTCGGCGAAGTCTGTCCACCTTTTTATCCGTGGGAGCGCTCACCTTTACGGTTTGTGCGGAATCGTCGTCACGCAGGAGTGACTTTAGAGGAATAATTTCGACCAAGCCGAGGGCCTCTTCCTTTAACCTGCTTTGAACGTCCATTGCGCGATCAATATCTTCAAAACGCTTGGCCATCTCGGGATCTTTTACGGTGTCCGCACTCCAGTTCCCGCGGCCTTTGCGAGTCAATTGGAGCAAGTAATCGCTGGTGCCATCAAACCGAAGCACAAAAGGTTTCTGCTCCGGCTTTAATTTGAAACCCTCCCACTCCCACTTCGTAAGCTCTTCTTTGATAATCTCTTTGAGCCTTTGTTTAGTGAGCTTCACTTACAACATTCCTCATTCACACAGCTGCAACAACCACAGCAACAACAACAATGTTTATTGTTAAATAAGTTTGCTAATTTATGTAAGATATTTTTCATTTGTCATTCACTCCTTTTAATTTTTACTTCACTCTCCAACAAAGCCTTCGTTTCCTCTAAGGCACTGATTGCCTCACGAACTTGGGGATGTTGTTCCAAATTGCGAAATGCAGCCTTCTGGATTTTTTGACGTAACTGATCGGCCAAGTCGGCAAGTGCCGTTATATCATTAAGCAATGCGCCGGGGCTGATGTCATCGTCTTCCTTAAGTAGCTCTTCCTTGATAATCTCTTTGAGTCTTTGTTTGGTGATTTTCATT